TTAAACCACTCCCCTCATCAGCAGTCCACCCATGGTCTTGATCGCGGACGATTTCTGCTCCTCTGTTACGTGCTTGTAAATGCCTAGCGTCACGATGGCCGACGAGTGGCCAAGTATCTGCGACACAACATTCACGTCCTCTTTTGCGTCGATCATCATCGTCGTGAACATGTGCCTGAGAGAGTGAATCGTGTACCCACCCTCCCCCGTCGGTAGGCCGGCCTTCTTACAGTCCCGGTACCACCACTTGTTGATCGTCCCATGCCCGATCGACCCACCTTTTCTCGGTGCCGGGAAAACCGGGTCAGACTGCTTCGCCTGGCGCAGCTGCTTGATGCTCAGGAAGTAGGCAGCCACAGACTCCTCCAGCGGCACCTCACGCTCCTGGTTCATCTTCACCCGCTCTTCCACGACGGCACCCTTCGATTCCGGTGTGGAGATCTTTGTGATGGATACAACGTTCCGGACGAAATCTATGTCGCTCCAAAGGAGCGCCGTGACCTCGCCCTTCCGTGCGCCGGTGGCTCCAAGCATCAGCCAAAGATGCTGGGACTGCTGCTTCTCGGTTGCGCTCATCAGTTTCGGGAAGTCGCTTCGCTGCACCGCCCGCCTTGGAGGATTCTTCTTGGGCAGCCTAATCGTGGAATCCCTGAGAGGGTTTTCGTTGATCAGCCTCACTGACGGTGATGACGCCCACCGCAGCGTGGCCTTCACCATGTCAGCCACCCGCTTCCCCAGGGACCGCCCGCCGCGCGCGTACTTGGGCAGGTGTTTGGGCAGGTCGCGCATGAACGAGTTCATGTCATCGAGGGTCAGCTGCTCGACTCTTATGTTCAGCCGCGGCTCGATGTGCAGCTTGAGTGCGCTCTCGTAGGACGTGAGTGTGGAGCCGGCCTTGTCCTGATGGGCATCCATCCACATTCGCACCAGCTCTGGTAACCGCAGCTTCCGCTGCCTGGCCAGCGCCGCCAGGGACTTAGCGCCCTTGGCCTTGTCTCGCTCACGGACTGCGTCCTTCTCAGACTCCAGTCCGTACTGCGCGTATAGCTCGCCATCTACTGTGATGCGCATGTCCCACACTGTGGTTCCGTCTGCCAGTTGACGGCTTCCGATCCAGCCATCTCCATGCCTTGCCCGGCCCATGCTCCCTCCATTCATTTCGTTTATAGTGCTTGGTTGTGTCGTGTAGAAACATGTTAGCATCATTGCATGAAGATTCTAAACACTGAACCATGGGTCGGGGTGCCTGCGGTTGCCCGCCATCTTGACCGGTCCAAAGATTGGGTGCGTAAGTATGCGCGCCACATGCCTCACCACAGGGTTGGCCGGGAATACCGGTTTAGACTGTCGGAGGTCGATAAATGGCTTGAGAGCTGGCGAGGAGGTGATCGGGTTGAGTGAGGACACGACGTGCCTTCGGTGCGACCGTCCCGGAGTCACAAAGTGGACTATCAACGGGGACGGCGGTTTCTCCATCATGTGGCTGTGTGCCGAGCATGAGAAGCCGGTCAGGGAACTGGTTGAGCTTGCCAATAAGAAGGGCAAGCCTGGCCGTAGACCCTCTGACCTGCCGCCCGCAGTGGCGTCCAGGCGTAAAACGGTGAAGCCGCTCGATTGGACTCCACCCAAATAGGAACAAGGCCCCACCCATTCAGGGTGGGGCCTTCCTTGTTAGAACAGGTGGTCGGGATTGCCGGGACCATCTCCCCACTTGCCCCCTTGCATGTACTTGGCGCGGTCAATCACACCAAGAAGTCCACGAAAGTTCGGACCTACGGCCACGCCCACAATGTCCTTATCCGGGTGCTGGGCCAAGTCCATGACCCCCCAGTCCCCCGGCATGCCAGTGATTTTCAGATCCTTGATCCGATTTAGGACCGTGATGTTGAACGCTGTCGGAGTCACCGGGGCAGCGGCTGCCGCCAGCTCATCCACCATGTCCTCGACCAGGTAGAACTTCGACGGCTCAATGTCGGGGTTCAGGTCCGCCAGCTCACCAACCAGGTCGCTGCCGTAAGTGACAGTGATCCTGTCGCGGTGTTCGATGCGGACGGCCACGGTTGCGCTGGCCGCGGAGGAAACGGCTCTGATGCCGGACGCCAGCTTGGTCACGTCGTCCACCACACCACCCTTCACCGGGCTGACAGGTCGCAGCAAGAGTTCCGCGTAGCCGTCTGGCGCGCCGGGCTCAACCATTGTGCAGTCGAGCCCGGCAGCGAAGCGGGACATGCCCGAGGCCATTAGCTGACCTCTGCGGCTGTCCGGGTCGTACGTGTAGCGCAGGTAGAGGTACGGGTGAACGGCGTTAGCTGCTGGCTCCTTGGCCATACAGAGTGCATTGTGCAGCAGGTTGGCGAACGCTTTGTTGTTCACCCAGAACTCAACCGCCATGAACCACCGTGTCGTCGTATAGCAGTTCCATGCCTTGCAGACGTGTGCTGATTTCCAGTGGCGCCAGACTGGAGGTCAAAGCGGTGCCATTCTGGAAATGAATCTTGCTGCCACCTTCCACTGGTTCTACAACAGCGACGTGTTCAGGGTTTACGAGTACCTGCTCGATTTCAATGAGTCTCATGCTGCAAGGTCCAGTTCTTCTCGGGGGTCGATGGTGGCGGCTTGTGTCTTGGTCAGGTGATCGTTCTCGATCAGCACCTTGAACACCTGGCGCGTCTGGGAATGGAAGACGATGACGCCCTCCGGGACTCCGTCCCAGTCCGGTGCGGCCGCAGAGCCGAAACGAACCAGGTCGGCCAGAGTCTGCTTGATCACCTCAGTGTCAAACGTGTGGCGGGCAAGCACGGGCACAACCCCGAGTCCGTCCACGTTTTCCAGCGGCAGGTTCTTGTACCGCTCGACATTGAACAGGGAGAATCGCTTCTCGCCGCGGGTGAGACCGTAGCCGCGCTGAATGCCGCTCCCCCACCACTCACCAAAGTGACGCCCAGGGCCGAGTACATCAGCCAATTCGCCGGCGTTCTCGTAGACCCATCGGGCGAACCCGTAGTTGTCAGAGTCCTTGCCAGGGATGACCAGACGGTTGCGGGACTGCGCAGCAACACGCCCGTCCTTAGTGATGATGATGGCGCCGTTGGTGCCGTCGATCTTCTCCGTGATCACCATGTTGCGGAACAATCGCGGCGTCTTCGGCCACTCCAGGAATTCGATGGGTTCCTGTTCGACGGCCTCAATCTGAACATCGGTCATGCAGACTCCTTTGCGAAGCGGTAGGCGGGGAGGTGGTGGGGCTCGACCGGCTGGAAAACGTACCAACCAGGAACCTCTGGGTCTTCAGACCAGTCGTGGGAGTCCCAGTCGTACTGAATCTCAGGCAGCTCGTCAGCAAAGTCGTCGCCGTTCGATTCGCGGAACGACTCGCCATACTTGCCGCCGGCCTGCCAATAGGACCAGCCGAACATTCGCCCGTCCGACTTCCGACGAATCACCTGCATGAGCGTCGTGCCCTGATACAGGTCGCCATCCGTGTGGGCATCAGTTGCCACGACCTCGAACCGTGACCGGAAAAGGTCATGCTCGTCAGGACTGGCGTCGCCGTAGCTTTCCAGCTGATCCCAAACGACGTCGTGACCAAGGTCCCCGCCGAACGCGACAAGGCCTGGTGTTTCAACGATGATTTCTGTCATTCAAGTCCTTTCAAAGTTTCTAAACGTTGGACAATCAGGGCATGACTATGCCGCGATGAATCCTGCTCTGCGATTCGTGCGCCGTAGCTGTTGCTCTGCTGTCGAGAGCCTGTTGGCCAGGTACACGATAAAGTTTTGGTCGAAGTCAGTGGCCCGCTCCTGCTTGTATGGGGCGGTCACCTTCCACTTCAACCGGTCCCCGCCGAACAATGCGTCGGGGTGGTATTCGATGAGCCCGCAGCCCGCTGGCAGCTCATCCTTGGTGATCAGGCCGGCAGGAGTGACATAGGCGAACCTGTCGGCGTGTGCCATCCAGGCTCGGCGTTTGTCCTCCGTGTCACGTTTGAAGTCGGCACGAGTCACTTTGATTTCGAGCGCCATGCGCTCGTTCGGGACTTTCACGCCCCTTCGTTTCAGGTTGATCAGCAACATATCGATCCGCCGACGCTCCACCTCACGGTTGGCGTCGTACTTGCGCTTCCCCTTGTTCTGCGCAACAGCGTCAGGGTCGAACAAGGAGAGTTCCCGCAACACGGCCCAGTGCGTTTGATGGGCCGTGTACTTGAGCAGGAGAGCCGCTTCGATCGCTTTCGTCGTCTCACGTGCGTTCAAACCGCATCCTTTCTAGTCAGTGGATTCCACGATCACGGCTGCTTGGTGTCGCAGGAAGCCCATCATCGTGTCAGTCGTGAATTCTTGGCATGGCCAGTGGCTGCAGTTGATGCCCTTTACTTCGGGCCGGGTAACTGGCCGGTGGACGGCAAGCGCCTTTGCAGCCACTTCTACACTTAGTCCAGCCATGCGAACGTCGCGGTGGCGGAGGCCATCAAGTCGTGAATCGCCAGCCAGTCTTGCTCTGCGGCGCCCTGCAGGTCCCAGTCGTCGTAGACGGTGCTGTACTCAACGTCGCGAACCAGTTCCTGCAGCAAGCGCTCTGCGTGAGCTTTCAACTCCTCAGGCTTCATGGGGTCTCCTGCTCAGAGGAGTCGGCCACGTCTGGAATACTGGCGGTATGGCAAATCTCTCTAGCACCCTGAAACTTCTGTTCTCGGATGACGGACACGGCTTCGACATGACGCTCGGTGACCTTGCCCAATTCGTCGATACAGCGAAGGCTCGCGGTGCCGTCGACTCCGACATGGTTTTTCCGGAGTTGGAGCGAGAGGTTGACGTCATCGGCCTTCAGATTCACGTAGACCCGACTGCAAACTAGGCGTCGCGCCTCAGCAGCCTCATCGCGACTCATGCGGGCACCCCAGAGTCCGACTCGCCCCGCGCCGGATCATTCCTGACCGCGTTACGATCGAACATGTCCCAGTCGTAGTCGAACAGGAAATTGTGGCTGTTGCCTGCCAAGTTGTACTTGCTGTTCGAGAACGACACCTTGAGGAACGAGCGCACGCCACCCGGCGCCGGAATCTCGGGTGCCCTGTGGATTACGGACGAGTCCAGCCGAAGAAGCTGATGGTCGGGATAGGTCCAGATCGGATCAACACCGTCGCACCTTGCGAGATTGATCTGCTGAGTAAACTGCTTGATCGACTCTTTATGGTCGTCACTGATGTTGTGGAATTCCTGCAACGCGAAGTAGGTCGGGAAACGGTCAGTCCACACATAGTTGACGTCGTGGGTCCCAAACCCGTCCGAATGCCAGCCGGGCCGGTTCAGCGGATTGCCGGGGGTGGCAAAGCCGCGGCGCATCGTCAGGTAGACGTAGTCAAACCGCTTGCCGTCGAAGCCCAACATGTACTGGGTGGCATCCTCCAGCCGGATTATCTCCTCGATTAGGTCCCTGGCGAACTCCAGCCGTTGGGGAAGCCGGATGCCATCCTGACCCGGAATGGCGATGGGAAGGTACATGTAGTGCATGAACTCCCTCCACTCGGGCAGCGGATAGTTGCCAAAGTCGAGGGGTTCCTTGCCATAGTCGATCATCTACCTTCCCTCCAAGCTTGTGCGAACTCCACGTCGATGTCGGAAGCATCAGGGACGTCGCCCTGCTCGACGGCCAGCTGCCAGAAGCCTTCTCGATCAGCCAGGGCAAGGCTTTCGGCTTGCTCGGCCGAGTCCGCCTCGATGATTGCAGAGAACGAGTAACTGACATTGCCGTGTACTTCGAAATCAGCCATTGGGCACCAGCTCCTCCTGCCAGACGGCGTTGGTGCCGGTGGGGTGCCACTCATTCAGGCAATTCTGCGCGGTGCAGCCAATCCCCTTCACGACGTCGTACTCCACCCAAAACTCGGGTTGCACATGGCAGCACGGTGTCAGAAAATCGCGCGTGACCAAGTCATTCGGATGCTGCTCGGTCGTCTCCGTCTTTTTCGCTGTCAATCCCGGTTCCTCCAGTCCGTCGTGCCCCGCCAAACAACACGGGCCTCATGCCCTGCGTCAGCTAGGTTCGCGGTCATTGCCTCGGCAGTCTCCAAGCTGTCCAACTGGCTGGTGCCGTGTGCTTCAGGCAGACTCCATGCCACGCCCCACTCAGTCTGGAGCTGCGCTGGAGGGTGTTTGGCGACAAGGTCGGCCAGGTCATCGGCTGGGATCACAACGACCCCGCCTTCCGCGTCGTCCAGAATCTCTGTCAGGACGTCGTGCAGTGTTCTCTGCAAACTCTTCTTCTCCTCTTTCTTTAGGCAGCCAGCTCGAATGAGTCGGCCACAATGCCAGCAATGTCGCGGGCTGCGGCTGGTGTCACAGCGTTGCCCGCCTGCATGGTCCGTTCCTTCTTGGTGCCCAGGATCGTGTAATCCCGAGGGAAGTCCATTCCCCACATCTGCTCGTGGGGTTGGATGAGCCGGAACTCGACGTCATCCAGGTCGGCCCGCGTGTACGAGACAAGGCCGTGGTGGTTGCCGCCGGCAGTGATCGTGCTGAACGGGCCAGCATCCACCGGCACAACATTGGCGTTCCGCCGGAACGTCACAAGGCCATGCCGGTCCCGTGTTGTGAAGGTGGAGAACGGCTCAGTCACCGGTTTCGGATGGGGGGTCCCGTAGTACTGAGTCAGTCCAGGCTGCTCCCCGAACTTGTTCACGAAATCCACGATCTGCTGCTGGGTCCGGTCGGCCAGTGGCCGCTTACGATCACCCAGCCGGACCCCTTTCAGGCTCCAATCGATCGCATCCGATGCCGGGCGAACACTTGGCTCAAGCACCCTCGCGCAGTCCGACGCGGGACAGCGGTACACGTACTGTGCCCGGTACTTCCCGGCCAGCCGGCCCGGCTTCTTGAACACCTGCAAGCACTGCACCCTGCCGTGACTCGGACAGTCGGCGTACGGGCGCAGCCGGTCGAAGTCCGGTGCCCGGTTCCCTTTGAGCCAAAACACGATGTAGACCCGGTCGCGGGATTGCGGAGCACCAGGCCCGTAAGCCTGAGCATGCATGCTGTTCAACGACACGATCCGGTGCTCGTAACCAAGGTCCGTCATGGACTGCAGCCAGCCCCTGAACGGTTTCCAAGCAGTCACCTCCACGACGTTCTCAGTCATGATGGCGGCGTACCTGTGCACTTCTGCGAACCGCGGCACGTCGTACATGGTCGCCCGGGACCTTTGCGCGGCCTCATCCGGGATCACGTTCTCCCCGTCCCATGAGTCCCGTTTCACGCCTTTAGCTACCGTGAAGTTTGTGCACTCAGGTGAAGCCCAGAGAAGATCGGTTCGAGGCGTGTACTCGGGCCTGATGTGCGCAATGTCAGCGCACGCATGCTCGGTGTCCGGGTGGTTGTGCGAGTGGGACTGGATCGCCCGTTCCCAGTGGTTCAGTGCCAGCCTCACATGGAGGCCGGGCACCTGGGCCATGCCCGTGGATGACCCGCCGGCTCCGCAGAAGAAGTCCGACACGGTCAGTCCGCTCAACCCTTGCCCTTCTTCTTCTCGACCGGCGGCAGTGTCTTGGGAGGGTAGGCGCCGAGCAGGGAATCGGTGATGACCTTGGCTGCTGCTTTCTGGGCTTCCCGTTCGCTACGTTTCTTGTCGGCCACCACCTTTTCTGCGCGCTCGTTCTCCAGTCGCTTCACCAACTTCTTGGCGTGGTGGAGGACCAGCTCAGGAGTCAGGTCCTGCTCATAGTCCCAGTAGTCGCCCACCGTGAACCCGCACTCGTTACGAGGAGGCGTGTATTCCCCAATGCGTTGCCTGGCCACGATCTCGTTGCGGGTTGTCGCTGGCACTGGCACGTGCCGGGGTTTTAGCCACCAGCCGCGTTCGTGGATTTCGACCGTGGCCGGCACATCTACCGACCGCATTATTCGAACGGCATAATGTTCGGGCACTGCGTCATTGTGGCGGTATGGAAACCCGCCCGATACCGCCCAACCCGAGCGCTCTTCAACGCGAACCACCTCCCACCATTGCCCCTCGGGCAGTTCGGGCAGGCCGCAGTCGGCCACGGTGATACTCATCTGGTCACCTCCACCACATTCGGGAACATGGAGAAGAAGCCGTTGCGCCAGCCCACCGTCTTGAACGTGTAGTCCGTGCCTTCGCGCAGTTTGCCGTACTCATCGGCAGAGTTGAAGCGGCCCAGCAGAACGTCGTCCTGAATCTGCATGACGCCGCACTGCTCAGTGAAGACACGGTAGTCCGTGCCCTGCTTTGTGCTTGTTGCCGTCTTTGACTGGACGGTGCAGCGGGCCTCGTTCTTGGTCGAGTACCAGGAGGCCGACAATCCGCCATATCCCACCACTACGCCTAGGAGGCCGAGCAGCACCGCGCCAGCAGTTACCTTCTCACCAAAGCTGTTGCGCGCCATTAGGCCGTCACCTCGTTCTTGGCCCGCAGGCCGAGGTTGTACAGCTGCTCAGCGATCGGCTTGGTCAGGGTGAGGTTCGGAGATTCCGGCCCACCGAGCGTGGCCTCAAGGTCGAGGATCGCGATCTTGCGCGCCCTTTCCTCCGCGGCCGCGGCTTCCCGGCGATCCTTGAGGGTTCGGAGAGCAGCGCGCGCCAGGTCCACAAGGACCTCGTCGGAGGTGTCCGGCAACATGCTGACCGTCATCTGTTCGCCGTCCGTCACCTGATCCTCACCGATGATGGCGAGTGCAATGAGCGGCAAGTCGAAGTTGTCCGCGTAGAACGAGGCACTGTCGTTGCGGTCTTCGACAAACAGCGTTGTCGCATCCCCCTCGACGTCGACCTGGAGTGTGCCTTCAAGGTCGTTTCGTTCAGTGAATGTCGTCATGGCTTCCTTTCAGTGCACCGGTTAGAACGGTGCGTCAGAGTTTTCGTTGATCCACGCCTGCTGTAGGTGGTCGAGGATCGCTCCCCACGTCCAGCCCAGGTTGGAGAGGTCGTCAAGGCACTCCCAGTACAGGAGCGCGTCATGGCTGAACCAGGTGCGGGAGCTGTTGTCGACCGTCCAGTCCAGGTCGTAAACGAGGTCTTTTGTTGCGGCCAGCTCCGGCCACGTGAATCCGAACTCGCGGGCAACATGCGCGGTCAGGCCACTGATCTGGTTCGAGTTGTGCCGATCTGGGTTCGCATGGTCGGACGGATGCCCGGCGACCACGTCAGCCAGAGCCTCAAGGATGGTTGGCGGCGTAATCCAGATGGGTGCAGTGCCGGCGGCGATGTTTTCTTTGGTGGGCTCAACCGGTTCCGGGAGCACCAACACAGCAGTCATGCAGCTACCAGCTGCAGGACGGCGGGAGTTTCGGTTTTGGGGATGAGGGGCAACGCTTCTGAAAGCATGTCCCTGATCGACTCCAGGGCGTTCTTGGAGTGCAGAGCGTAGGCGGCTTCGGATGTGAGGATGACGTTGACCTGGTCGGCTGGTTCGAGGAGGAAGGTTTCGTCGGAGCCCTGCAGGGTGAGTTCGACGGACTCGGCATTCGTTTCCATCAGCTCCAAGATGCCGTGCACCTTCATGCCGTCGTTTCGGAATGCTACGACGGAGCCGATGTTGCGGGAGTCGAGCTTGTTGGCGGGGTAGTACATGTGTTTTCAGTAATCCTTAGGTAGAAGCGGAACGGCCCATCGCAGGACCGTCTCGCCAATTGTTTGTAAACGTTAAACCATCGGGGCGTGACTCAGCCCCTGCTTTGCGCCTCCAGTCGGAACTGCCAGAGGCCGCGGTCGATCTGCTCGGAGATTATGTTGTGGCCGGCGTTCCGGAGTTCATGGATGCGGGCGCCGTATCGGTAGCAGACCTTATTGAGCTGCTGATTAGTGGCGGGTCCCGCCTTCAGCAGTTGCAGGATCTTTTCGCGCTGGCTCATTCTGCGGCCGCCGATTCCAGGAGTTCGCGCTCCCATTCGGCCAGCGGTTCCGCCCCGCGGTCGTCAACGACGATTTCCTCCGGCTCGGGTGCAAGCAGTTCAATCGCGTTGCACAGCGACTCCGCGATCGAGTTGGCTTCGCCGTTCATCACCTCGCGGATACGAGTGGTGGCCAGCTGCGCCAGGGTGGGCGGTACCCAGCCCTGTCGAGTCAGCGCCTCAAAGAGGCTGGCTTGCCGGTATCGCTCAAGTTCGTCGCGTGACCGCTCGCGGCCATGCTGAATGAAGTACTCGATGACTTCCCGCGAATTGCGGTCCACCGCGTCGGTCAACTCCTGCGCGTCGACGTCCAAGGCGTTCATGAAACCCATTGTTGCTCCTAAATTGTTTGCTTGTTCGTTTATATACGTTAGACCATCATGTCATGAAAGTAAAGTCGTTTAGACGGCGACTGCCTCCTGCACGGCCTGAGGCGCATCCTCGAACCAGCCCTCAACCACAGTGGTTTCGATGCCTTCCTCGGCCCAGAGCGCAAGCACATTCGGGTTGTCGTCCCAAGCGTGGATGATGTTGTAGTGCTGGCGCAGACCGGCCAGAATCTCTTGCTTCACCACACGGTCGGGACGCCCGTCACCGGTTTTGCGGTGCAGCTGCTGGTCGAACGGCACCCCATTGAGCAGCATCCACCATTTGGTGAGTTGCCTGTACTTCTCTTGGCGGGCTGTCACGATGATGACCTTGTGACCCTGAGCGTGTGCCTCGTTTGCCGCGGCCAGGACGTTCAGGTTGGGTGGGCAGTCGACCGAAAGCTCGTGGAAGCGGTCGAAGTCCCTGTAGCCCGGGTTATCTGGGTGGTTTTTGATCACTAGGTGCCGGATTGATCGGACGTCGCAGAGGGTGCCGTCCATGTCGAAAATGATCGCAGTGGGCTTGTCGGTCACGGCTAGTCTCCCTTCACGTTGATGATCTGGCGGAGCGTGTACTTGATTTCGACCAGGGACTCCGCGTCCTCCATCACTTGATCGATCGGTTTGTAGGCCGCGGGGTGCTCGTCAATGAACTCAGCTGAGTCCTTGTACTCGATACCGGCCATGCGGTCCCGGAGGTCGTCCTGCGTGAACAGCTTGCGGGCTGCACTGCGGGAGTGTTCGCGGCCGGCGCCGTGAGGTGCCGAGTTGAGGGACAGTTTGGACCCCTTACCGACCACGACGTAGGACTTGTCGCCCATCGAGCCGGGGATCAGCCCCCAGGCACCCTCGGATGCGTCGATCGCACCTTTCCTCGACAGCCACACGTCCTTTCCGAAGTGACGTTCCTGCTCCGTGTAGTTGTGATGGCAGGTCACGTAGCGCTTCGATCCGGTGGAGTCCACGCCTGCCCAATCATTGAAGGCAAGGACAACCCGGGTCATCATTTCCTTGCGATTGAAACGGGCAAATTCTTGCGCCCACTTGAGGTCATTGATGTAGCGCTGGAACTCCTCGCTCCCTTCGACCAGGTAGGCGAGGTCACGGTGCGGCAGGTTGATGAAGTGCTGGGCGCAATAGTCCTGCGCTACCTTGATGTGGTGCTGGGCGATCTTGTTGCCCACCCCTCGGCTGCCCGAGTGCAGGAACAGCCAGACGTCGTCATTCTGATCCAGCGACACCTCGATGAAGTGGTTGCCGGACCCTAGCGAGCCCAGTTGCAGCCGCCAGTTGGCAGCGTAACCATCAGGGTTGACTCCCAGTTCGCGGGCAGTCTCCTCCAGCCACTCCACTGCGAACTCGGCGGACGGCGTCATGGTGCGGTTGTACTTGCCTGCCGAGAGCGGGATCGCTTCCTCGATTACCCGGCGCAGCTTCGCGCGGTCCAGCCCCTCCAGATCGGTCACGTTGAGGCCGGTGTGCATGGCATCCATGCCGCAGCCAATGTCCACACCAACGGCCGCCGGCATGATGGCACCCAGCGTCGGAATCACGGACCCAACCGTTGCTCCCTTCCCAAGGTGCGCGTCCGGCATGAGCGCCAAGTGCGGGTGGATGAAAGGCATGCCCGCAGTCATGATGGCTTGCTCACGTGTGTTGTCGCCCAGGATGGACGCGTAGTTGACCAGCTTAGGGATCAAGTGTTCGGGCATCAGATTTCCTCCGGTAGTTCGATTTGGTAAAGGTTGGCGATGTTGCACACCGCTTCAAACATGGCGTCATTGCTGCCGTCCGCCAGGGCGGCTTTGATGAAGTCGGCTACCGACTTCTCCTCAGCTGATTGATCCCAGATGGGTGCATCGTTGACGTTGATGCGGAAGTCCACATCCCCACCCGTATCCAGCTGGACGACCGGCTTGCCGTCCGACTCCCCCATGTAGGTGACGACGGTGATCCACTCACCGTCGAGATGCCCCTCGTACAAGAACTCACCGTCACCGTCAGAAAGGCCATTCGGGTTGCAGGCCCACACGCCGAGTGGTTCAGCAGTCATGGCTCCTCCTCTACTTGTTCTCGCTGGGAAGGCGTACGGGCATGATCATGTGGCGGTACGCCAGGTCCGATTCAGCCGACTCGTCACCGGCAGTCCATGTGCCAGGTTTCGGGCCGGCGGGCTGGGATAGGCGGACCGTGTCCGTTGTGATCGCTTTCAGCATGTCCAGCAGGTAGCCGGGGTTGTAGGCGAGAACCCGCTCATCGCTCTCACCGAAGACGCGGTCGTACTCGGTCGGGACTAGCGGCGACTTAGCTTCAGGGTCCGCCGTCACCATGACACCACCCTCCTTGAGCCTGATGACGATCGGATTGTTCCGCTCGGCCAGCTTGGATGCCACGGTCACAGTTTCGAGCAGCTTGGCCCGATTCATTACAGCGATGGTTTCGCTGGACTGCCCAAACAGGGAGCGAATCTTCGGGTAGTCCCCGTCAAGCCCCAAGATCGAGTACACGTTGTCGCCAGAGCGGACATGCAGTGTACGGTCGCCGTCGTACGAGAAGCCAACGAGTCCCTTGGAAAGCTGCTTCGCAACCTTGGCCCACGTCTTGGCGCCGACAAGGACCGTGAACTCCTCGGAGAAGGAGCCCCCAACAGCATCGGATGCCAGGCGGTAGCGGTCTGTGGCGAGCATGACTACCTCATTCAGAGTGAACTCAAGCCGGACGCCAGCCAGGATGGGGAGCGTGTCATCTGTCGACGCCGTGACCGCAACACCGGCCATGGCCGTGGAGAACTTCTCCGCATCAAGCAGGGCCGAAGGGTTAGGCGCAACCGGCAGATCCGGGTATTCGGTTACAGGAGCGGCGTCAACGGGAATCTCGTAGCCGTCACAAAGCAGCTCAACCTTGTCGCCGTTCTGACGGATGGTCACCCAGGTGCTCTTGTTCTTGCCCAGCACCGGCTTGAGAGTGGTCACAGCCCACTTGTGCGGGATGAGGAACGGCTTCACCTCGCCCGGATGACGCGTCACTCGCACATCAGCGGACGTTGCGTAGTCGGTGGCTTGCATGCGGAGCTGCCCACGCTCGGTGAATACCTTCACGAAGGCAAGGATCGGCACAGGCGGTTTCGCGCTGACAGCCGGGGATACGTTGGCGAGAGCGTCCAACCACTCCTGGCCGGTTGCCGTGGCAGTCGCGTTCGCTGTGAGTACTGCAGTGGACATTGATGTCTCCTTCGATAGTGCTTGATTGGCAGGGTGGTCGGTACGGTGGACCCCGGTTCGCAATGTCCGGTTCATTAGTTCCCCACACGGTTTCCAGACCGCCACCCAGTACCCATGACGGGAATCGAACCCGTCTCTCAGCAACCAGCTGGGTCGCCAGCGTTAGCTGGCTTAGTTTTTATCGCGATGCCTTGACGCCCCCCGTTTCACTGCATCGCTACAACAAAGTGATTCCTTGTGGCAGCGGGTAGATCATCGGGCCTTCGACAAGGTTCCTAATCTTGTTCCGCGTCATCCGAACACCACCTCCCCGAATGCGGCCACCTGGATGATCTGGTCTGCCGCGTGGGCATCGATGTGGCCGGCGTCAATGTCGCCGTCCTCACCATCCACGACTGCCTGGTTTACGTAGGACTGGGTCAGTCGGGACAGGTGCTTCACTTCGGCGTCCGGATCGCTGATCGTCCAGAACGCCCCGATGATGCTGTCGAACGGGATCACTATCGGTTCCGGCGCACGGTCCTCTGTCGGGTGTTCTTCTGGTGTGACCGTGTAGGTGCGGGCCTCCTCGTCAATGACCGCTTCGACGGCCCAATAACTAATGCCGTAGCCCGCAGCGTCCAACATGTCGAGCAGGGATTCCTCAGAAATCTTGGTGACCAAATGCTTGCCTCTTTCGTATATAAACGTTAGACCATCGGCGCATGGATGGTCAAGTTGTGTATTAGTTGCGTACCGTGCCAGCGCTCAATGCTGAACCAGGCTGTAGGTGAAGTCGGCGCCCAGCGGCGGCAGGTTGTTAGCTTCCTCGTGGCGCTCCTCCATGTAAGTGCCGAAGGCCCACTCAACTTCGAGCTGGAAGTCGTGCCCGGCGGTAAATTTCACCTCACGATCAAAGAGGTGGCCCAGGTCGCCAATGAGGTCACGGATAGCCGTGTCGCTGTCGCTGCCAGTGCGCTTCATGTAAACCGTCAGCGCCTCCTCCGCGAAATCCGCGCGGTCATCGTTGTCAGGTTCCGTGAAGCCCTCAGTCGTCAATGGCATTGCTCAGTACTCCTATTGCTTGTCGAATTTGGCTCGCCTGACGTCGCTGCTGTTCAGCGGACTCCGGATCATTAAAGTCTTCGGATGCCGGCGCAATGTATGTGGTTAGTTCAGTTGCCCAGTTCACCGCGGCGTCGGTGACCACCTCCAGCGCTTCATCCCGCGTCACTGGTCGTCCTGTTCCGCGGCGGCGCGAGCCTCGAATGGATCGCAGTCGACCGTATTTTCGTCCTCGCCAAAGCGGACCATATAGGACCAGCAGGAAGCGGTACACCGGTGCTTACTCATCGCCACCACCGAGCGTTTCCAGCATCTCCTCGATTGCAAAGGTTGCAGCGGCCTCTGCATCGACGGCGTCAATCCAAAGAGCCCAAGGCCCTTGTTCACTGACACCATCCCCACCTTCAACAGGGTGCTGGCCCGTGATCACGCCAGTGACTACGGGCTCATCCTCATCCCAGAATCCGATTACGGTGAATGACTCCTCAAACTCCCGATCTTCGGGAACCGGCGTCACGGTAATCAGTACCGGTGCGACTGTGTCATATGCGGCAGCAAACACCGCCTCGCGCAGGTCATCGTCAAGCAAGGTGAGGGCTGTAGCCCTGTCCGTCACCTCCACATCGACGGTAACTGCCACTTCCCATTTCAAGGTCGCGCGGCTCACCGGTCCGCCACCATCCGCAAACCGATGGCCGCAGCATCCGTGACAATCTCAGCGACCCAGGATTCGAGCGCCAGCTCGGACAACAAAGCATCAATGTGCTTGAAAGACCTGGCCGCATAACCGTGCCGCATCGATGGGGCCGGCACACACAGCTCAAACAGGCGGTCACCGGTCGATTCGTCACCCACAGGCCCGTATCCATGGCGCACAAGCTCCGGGTCGGGTTCTACGATGATTTCGTAGATCCTGATGAACAGCAGCCCGCCGGTGGCACTCAGCTCAACGTCAACGTTGTCTGCGGCGATCCGCGGACGCAGGTCAGGATTCAGGTTGGCCCGCAACAATGCGCCAGCCTCAACAACAGCAGCCATGATTACTCCTTAGATATTTTTGTGAGTTCTTGGGTTGGTGGCGTCGTCAAAGTCTCGATACGCCGCCCACTGGCAGTCAGTCCTCGCGTTCAGATCAGCGACGTACTGGGCAGCGCACCACTCGTACGCCTCCGCATAGGTGGCTACCTCGACCGTGGCAGGCTTAGTTGGCCCGCAGATGCCATTGCCCATGGTTCGGCAATCCCAGCAGGGCTCATCCTCCTGGCATACCTGACTAAAGTCGTAGCTCTCCCCCACGCGCTGAACCGGCGCCTCAGCGGTGGCCACAGCCACAACACCAAACATCGCAGCCGTCACCAGTAGGGAAGCAATTACACGGTTGTGGATCACTCGACGGCTCGCCATTACACGGCCCTCCGAGCAGCGATTTCATCAATGACCGCAACGGCAGCCTGATCCAGAAGGGTCCGAACCATCGGCTCGACCACAGCCGTAAGGGGCAGCTGGTCGAAAGTGGCGCCGTCAATTTGCTCCCGCATAGCATCCTCCGCCGAGTCGACGTCGTACTGCTGGAAGAATGCCTCCACATCGTGCAGCAGCTCCCCACGCAGCATGTCCAGAGCATCGAACACTGACTTGATGGACTGGACATAAAGCCCCATCTCCCGCTCACGCTTCACGTGCTCCAGCACATGCGGGAACCGTTTCGCGGCCTCGTGATCCACGGTGGCCAACAAGCCGGCCACGTTAGATCCGGAACCGATCAGGTCGACTATCTCCTCGACCTGCAAAGCGCCCCGCAGCGCCTGACCGAGTTGGGCATCCGTCAGGATGCCCGCATGCTTCAAACCGAACATTTCAACTCCTTGCTTATAAACGTTGGACAATCGGGGCGCTAGTGAGTGCTGAAAACATGGACCTCGTGGTAGCCGGTTTCGATCGTGTAGACGTCGCCACCCAGTACGCAGTCCTTGAACATGCTGCGCAGAATCTCCCAGTAGTGGCTCTGGGCCCAGCTCGGCAGATCAGCCTCAGGGTAGAGCTCGGCCAGATAGTCGGCACCCTCCTCAAAGCAACCCATGTACGAGTCGCGGAACCGCTCCACCGCATCCTCATCAAACGGCCCATTGTCGGCCAACCATCTGCCAAAGATTTCAGCCTCGCTCTCAGCAAGGTCACCAAGCCACTCGGCATACTGCTTAGCGCTCCACGGCGAGTACTCACCCTCCATAGGCGAGTTCTCGTGATCGAACACCCACAGTTCTTCGTGAGGGTTCACGTCAGCCGCTTGCAGCTTCACATGGGCCGGAACGGCCTCGTTGAACTCTTCCTCGCTTTGAGGGCTATCGCCGGCATCGAACCAGTCCCCCACCAGGTCGCCATTGTTATAGCAGGCCAAGCAGCCGACCCAGACCTTGTACTCACTCATGATTTCTCCTTGACTCGATGAATTACCTCGACCGATTAGGTCACGCCGGACCACCGGCCGGAGCCGGTGATGCAGCGAAACGCAACCGTTTAGAAACGATGGACCAACAAGGCGGCATCAGCCGCCGGGAGCCTCAACAACAACACCAGACCGGACGCTGCCATGCCCACAACCTGGTCCTTCGTCAACAACTCCCCGAATATGTAGTAGTGGTAGACCGCTGCAGCCAGTTCAGGGCTCACGTCCTCACCTACCCGCTCATTCCAGACGTCATAACCGACCTCCTGCGCCTGGCCGGCCAACAACAACACCAGCTTCTCCCACATGCCTCGCTCCATTTCTCCGCTGATTGATATTCAAACCGTACATGCACAACTCAACCATCGTCAAGTTGCATATATACGCTTTAGAAACGGCAGGGAGCCCGCCTATCCGACGCCATCAGGCGTCTGAGTCGCTGGCGAACCGAACCCAATCGGTGCAGCGCCCTGCCGAATCTAAAAGTTGCTTACCGCGCCAAGCTAACGTTTACAAACGTTCAACCATCGGCGCAAAAAAAGTTTGTTTACTCTCAACACTTACCCGTATTCGCGTTCCCTATGTCAGGCTTTCGGCACCCACAGCACCAGCTCACCCATGCCTGACACGTATCCTCACCAGTTCGCCTAACTTGCGTCTGTCCTAGTTTTCTCGGTTCCCGCATCGGTTGCCCGTGATAGCGTTCGTGCCCATCCCTAGCGCAATTGAACCAGTGGTATCAAAATACGTCATGTTCTCTATGAAGTTCTCAAACATCGAATCGGCCAGACGCTTACTCTCGGTGTGTGGCAATGAGGTCGCAGATACCTGGCCGGACAACCGGCCAGCATTCTGGAGAGCTACCATGACCCGCCGGCTACAAACCGGAGAGGCACCTACCCTGCACGTCTACCGCACCACCATCAGGTGATGTATCCCCCGGCGCAGAAACTGCGTGCCCCGAGTCGCGGAACCATAGTTCCGTACCCACCCGTTCCCCGCTAGCGCGGTTCCCGGACTGCCTTGCTTGATGAATCTAGCTTACCAGTTCTACCGGTAATCTCCAAACCGGCTGGTGCGATTCAAATTCTCGTCATTGCCGCATTGCGGATAACGGTCAACTATGAACCGCGGAACAAATGGATTGCCCTTACCCCGGTAGCATCAGGTCTGTTAGTGCTATCTCGGTCAAGCCGTCCCGGCGTCCCTGCCGACGAATCGAGCTTACCAGTCTTACCGGTAACCGGTCAAGTCCAAGAGCTTAACTCTCAACCCGTGCGCTCCATCCCGTTTCCGGCGGCCTTCGTGCTGATGAGTAAGACTCTACCAGCTCTACCGGTAACAATCAAATCGGACCACGCCACAGCCCGCACCACAGCCTGACAGCTACCCAACCACGCGCGGCACGCGATGACACCACACACCACACCACCAGGTCAACCACGGCGCCACATGACAAGGCACACGCGCGCCCACACTTGCAGCCTACCGGCTCTACCGGTAGAATCCCGCGCGCCCAGAAGCCGGCACCCCCTGGGGGAGGACCCCCGACGCCGGCACCCCCGCCCCGGTAGTGGTTAGCACGTCTTGTTGCGTACGGGTTAGAAACTTTTTACCGCTCGATGTTCCGCGTGGTTGAAGGGCGGCAGGCCCCTACACAGGTGACAGCTTCGGCCTACATCCCGATAGGATGCGAGAGAAAATTGAGTGGCTATGGAGGCTGGGGAATTGCCGGAAGACGATCTGTTAAAGCTGGGCATTGCCCTACTGACGGGAGTATTCGCCTTCGTCGGCACTTGGGCGGGCTCTCGGTTCAATCGGGTTAACGAGCATCGGCAGTGGCTTCGGGATCAAAAGATGCAAATCTACCGGGACACGTACGAAGCGAGTCAACGCTGGATCGAAAGCGCCGAAGAGATGTATGCGCACGCGGATGAATACGTGAAACTCCTCGAAAAAACGGGAACGGTTCGGGACGGCGTGTTCATTGGTCCGAAACCGGACCTGCCTGACGACCAGTTCGAAGAGCTTCAGGAATCTTGGAACAAGCAGAATGACACGTTTGCCACATTCCGAAAGCGCTTCGCCGAATACGGCCTCATGCCTGTGGAGATTGTCGCTAGCAAGTACGTTGCCCGAGGTGTAAGCGACGTGATGAAGGCGGTTCCGATGCCTCATCTGACGAAAGCCAACGTGGTCGCGTGGAGAGATGTGTCAGCGGAGTTCCGTCGCGCCCAGAGCGAAATGATTGAACGGTTTCGTGAAGACCTTGAGATCAAGGACGCCAAGTGGCGTATCTTCTTTCGTGCACTTCCTCGTCGCCTCAAACGCACGGGCGCCGACGCGAACTCGGCCGACTAAGCCCGGACTTACTTGGCCTTGACCACGATCGCTGTCCCGGACATTACTTCGAGCTTCCAGGATGCCTCGAACCCGTCCCAACTCGCGTGTTGCTCACCGTCGTTAGTCGACGTGTTGCCCATCTTCGTAAACAGTGAGTCGGGGGCTCCTGCCCCCTTTAGGACACACTCGGCCTCCTCGTTATCGAGGCCGTCCAGGGAGAGCCCTTTGATCTGCAGGCGAACCTCTTTGCCGCCATCTTTGACTTCATAACCCTCGCTGCCAGAAGCCAGGCAGTCCTCCGTGGCTTTGGCGATCTTCGCCGGGTTATCGCTCCCACAAGCTGTCAGCACCAATACGGCCCCGACGAGAGTCAAGGCAACTGCTCTTCTCATTTCTTCCCCATTTTTTGCTGCGCCCGGGCCTTGGCACGGAGCTGCAGTTCTTCCAGTAGGTCGAGTTCCGGCACTCCGCTGAGGTCTATGCGCTCAGTCTCGACGGGCTGCCCGGCCATGATGGCTCCGAGCTGCGGCAGGTACTCCTCTGGAATCTTACTCAGGCCGCGCTCCCAGTTCCTCACTCGGTCCTGGTTGACGCCAAGGACCATTGCAAGCTTGTTGAGCGGGTAACCGCTCGCGGTCCTCCATGCTTTCAGTGCTTCACCCTTCATCCCGTCAAGGTATCACCGTTTACCGCAGCTACCGGTACACGACTTCACCTGTGAGTAAGGCCACATTCACGGGGTGTCCGGGATTTGGCATCGGGACACTCTTACACATATGAGAGCAAGTTTTGGGGGGATTATAGGGGGGCTAAGAGCGTGTAACCGCGGTTAGCCGGTAAACCTGTAAGACGTCAAAGCGTAGCTCCAGCGGAGCTTTGACTGACGTCAAACCTCTAAATCATCTTGCCGGGCTACTTCTGATACCGGCAAACACGGTAAGCCGTGTTAACACCTGAAGCCTGCATGGCTGGAGTCCATTGGCTTCACCCAGGTTAAGGCAATGCGAAGCGCCAGCTTCGCCCTTCGATTCCCCTCCGGGTTGACCTCCCTGACGCGCGTCTAGGGTGTTCCTCCTTTCCGCCTTTCGACGGCTGTCCGCGTCAAAGTTCGATGGTCCCCGGAGGGGCCACAGTTTTGCACACCGGACATGGTTGGCATTAGATGCCGAGTCCATTGCTACAGCGTTGTAGCGGCGGTGTGAAGTTTTGCCTGTGATGGCAGCGTGCAGCGCTCAGAGCGTGCTACCGGTCACGGGTTCAATCCTCTGTAGCTCAGTTGGTGAGAGCACCCGACTCTTAATCGGGGTGTCGCTGGTTCGAGTCCAGCCAGGGGAACTTTGTGCGGAAACAGAAAAAGCCACCTGCAGAGAAAAGCTTCTGCGGTGGCGAATCTGTTATGCCCCGATGGGCGGCGCTTCGGGCTGAGGAATCACTGAACCAGCCGGGTCTGCTGGTTTCGAACCAGCCGGAAGATTGCCCCGTGGCTCCAGATTGCCTGACTTCCAGTCGGACCGGATGAAGGTGTCGCCGCAACTGAGGCAGCGCTTGTCTCCGGAGTCCGCGCTCAGGAAGTATTCCTTGTCGATTGACGGATGCTCGCAGTAGGGGGAACCTGCCGCGATCCACTTTTCTTCAATTCTGTTTGCTGCTGCGTATTGGACCAATTGAGTTCTTTCTTTAGATGACTTGCTTACCTCTTAAGTATAGCGCGAATTCTCGTCAAAAGCAAATTCAGGAAAGCCGCTCGCCGCCAATATGCATATACCCCTAACCCCATATCCAAATGGCATATCTGCTGATATCTATCACCCCTCATGACCCTATTCTCATGTCTTTTATGATCCTTTCTTCATGATTCTTTATCCGTGATTCTCATCTTCCACCAGCACCGCCCCTTGGGCGCAGTTCGCCCTTGGAGGCAATTCCTTGCAAGTAGTCGTTTGGTCCAAGAAGCCATGTGTTCAGTGCAGTGCCGTGTATCGCGCGTTTAACAGCCAGGGCATGGTCGAAGGTATCGACTATGAGGTACGCAACCTCCCCGATTTCCCTGATGCCCTGGAGGCATTCAAGGCCCGCGGCCTGATGCAGGCTCCCATCGTTGAGTCGGACTTCGTTGAAACGTTCAGCGGCTTCAACCCTGAGTTGGTAAAGGCTATTACCCGCGAGAAGGCTCATAACGGCTGATGGCGTGGGAAGGCTCAACACGCAAGGCAACCCTCCCGGTCGACTGGCCGAAGCTGCGTCAGGATGTCTTTGACCGTGACGGCCATCGCTGCACCTACATGCGTTCCGATGGCCGGCGCTGCAGTACGCGCAACCGACTGGAATGCGACCACGTTGGCGACCGGCTGAATCACGACCCCTCAAATCTGACCACGCTCTGCTCGTGGCATCACCTGCGCAAGTCCAGCTCGCAGGGTGGCCAGGCTGCTGCCGCGGCCAAGGCCGAACGCCCCAGTCTTGCCCGGCGCAAGCCAGAACGGCATCCGGGGCTGCTCTGAAAGGAACCATGCCCACCTATGTCTACAAGGACACCGTCAACGGTGCCCGTTTCGACTTCTTCCAAAAGATCACGGATGAACCGCTTGAGGTCCATCCCGATACCGGCCATCCGGTCGTCAAGGTCTTCTCCCCCATCCCCGTCCATTTCAAGGGCGCGGGGTTCTACTCCACTACCAAATAGGAGCACGCCATGTCCGGCCCAGCTGCCAAACGAGACGCGGAGCGTGCACGTCGCAACGAACCCGCCTCGGGCGCCGCACGGCACGGTCAGCTGCGCCCCGTCACTATTCCGAATGCCGATCGCAAGAACTGGCATCCCAGGGCGACAGCCCTGTTTGAATCCTTCAAGACATCTGGTCAGCGGGACTTTATGCAGGATACCGATTGGCAAATGCTCAAGATCGCCTGCGACTTGCTCACCCAGTACTACGAGCGTCCCAAGGCGATGGATATGCAGAACATCGAACGCATCTTGTCCTCGCTTGGCGTCACCGAAGGTGCGCGCCGTCAGCAACTCCGCATTGAGCTGGAGGTCCCGCCGGTCGAAGAAAAGTCAGCGGCGGACGCGGCCAGGGAAATGTATGCGGCCCGGATGGGTGCGCCTGCGTTGACGTTGGTTCAGAATGCCGGTTGACGTCACGGGCGTGACGCCCTCCCAAGAGGCTGCAGATAAGTACTTCCCTTGCACTTACATCGGCCCTTCGTGGCAGGTGGACGACGACGGGCAGTGGCTTCTTCCCAAATACACGCTGGGTTGGGAAATTCTGGGCTGGGTGGCGCAATGGCTGACAAACCCCGATGGCGACCCTTGGATTTTCTCCGACGAACAGGCGCGCCTGATCCTGTGGCTGTACGAGGTTGATCGTGACGGTGAGCGTGTCTATCGCAAGGGTGTGATCCAGCGTGCCAAGGGGCACGGCAAGGACCCGCTGGCAGCCGCGTTGTGTCTGGTCGAACTGATCGGCCCGTGCAAGTTCAGCCATTGGGAGACCGGCCATCCGGTCGCCAAGGCGAACACTTCGTCATGGGTGCAGCTTGCGGCAACGACCACAGAGCAGAACAAGAACACGATGCTTCTTATTCCCTCAATGCTGCCAAAGCGTACTCGCGAGCAGTTTGGCCTGGACGTGCAGAAGCAGATCATTCACGTCACCGGCACAGGTCGACGGCTTGAAGCCGTGTCGTCCAACTTCGCCGGGCTCGAAGGCGCCCGTCCAAGCTTCGCGCTACTCAACGAGACTCACCACTGGAAGCCGTCGCAGGGTGGCTCGCAGCTGTACGAAACCCTTCGAAACAACGTCGACAAGGTCGACGGCTGGTACCTGTGCATTACGAACGCCTACCAGCCCGGGCAGGGTTCGGTTGCTGAGGAGATTCGGCTTGCGGTCAACCGTGAGCGTGAGGGCTTGGCGATGGACTCTGGTTGGTTCTTCGACTCTGTCGAAGCCCACCCTGACGCACCGATGACCCCCGACTGGTCGCTATTCATCCTTACGAGGGTTTACGGCGATTCGTGGTGGGTGAAGTTCAACAACATCATGAAGTCGCTGATCGACACTTCGGTTCCGGTTTCAAAGTTGCGTCGCATGTTCTACAACCAGGTGGTCGCAACCGAGGATGCACTGTTCTCCGAAGGGGAATGGGATGCGATCCGGGTGTTCGACTTCGATATTCGTGGCCGGAAGATTCCCCGCACGTTGGGACGTGGCGATGAGATTGTCTTGGGCTTTGACGGCGGCAAGACCGATGACGCAACGGCCCTTGTTGCCATGCGCATCGCGGACCGGTTTGTCACTCCGATTCATATCTGGCAGAAGCCTGATGTGGAGACGGCGGTGCCTTGGAGGATCAACGAGCAAGAGGTCGATTCCATGGTGCACATGGCGTTCCGTGAGTACAAGGTTCGGGCGTTCTTCGCGGACGTCGCCTTGTGGGAGTCGTACATTGCCGAGTGGTCGGACCTGTACCGCGAGCAGCTGCTCATCAAGGCATCCCCCCAGTCGGCCATCGGTTACGACATGCGGCAGAACCGAAAGAAGATCACCCTCGCCAACGAGGCCCTGATGCAATCGGTCTTTGACCGTAAGACCGTTCACGACGGTGACCCGCTACTGCGCCGCCACGCGCTTAATGCAAAGCGCCACGAGAACGAATACGGCCTCACGTTCCGCAAGGAATCGCGCGAGTCCAACAACAAGGTTGACGGCTATGCGGCGATGCTGTTGGCCCACATGGCGCAGGTTGCGTTGGCCGAGTCCGGCAAGAAAGCCGCGCCGCAGTACACCAGTCGCCTTTACCAATTCTGACGGGACCCTCAGGGTCCCTTTTCTGTTTGTGCCCTGAGGAGCCCCTTTGACCATGCATGAATTCGTTGAGTCGCAGCCCGACCTGCCCTACGCGCAGCCGGAGCAAACACCTGGCACCTTGGACCTTGAGTTGGTCAAGGAGATGCGCCAGACCCTGCGCAAAGACAATCAGCGTTTCACCCTGTTCCGGGACTACCTGGACGGCAAGCAGCTTGCGCCGTACGCGCCGCGTGACGCGCAGGAACAGATCAAGGACATGCAGAAGCGGTCCATCACAAACCTGATGCCGCTGCTGGTGAACCTGCCATCGCAAGTTCTGTTCGTTGACGGCTACCGCCGCGGCCAGGCTGGCACATTCGGAATGACCGTGGAGGCTGACGGCTCCAGTCGACCCGCCGGCCAAAGCGACGACAAGTACTCATCCGAGTATCAGTGCTGGCAGCGGAACGGGATGGACGCCCGGCAGGCGGTCATCTATCGAGCAGCACTCACTTACGGTCACAGCTTCGTGCACGTGAACAACCTTGATCCGGAAGACATTCGGATCGAGATCCTGCCGACCCGACACACTATCGCCTTCTATGAGGACCCGGTGAACGACCGGCGCCCCGCCGTCGTGCTGACCCTCAAGAGTCAGCCGAAGACAGAGAGCGTCCCGGGCCTAGCTGTCGTGTGGGATGCCACGCACCGCTACGAACTGGACTACAAGCTCGATGGTACGTTCACGCAGCGCGGCGAGGCTGTAGCTCACGGGCTCAGCGGCTGCCCTGTGGTTCGCTACCACTGCTACATGGACGACGAGGGCAACACGGCAGGCGTCATCGAACCTGCCATAGCTTCTCAGGACCGCGTCAACCAGGCGGTGTTCAGCACCAACATCACCTCCGACTTCGGCGCATTCAAAGTCCGCACGGCCGCTGGCCTGCAGCCGGGGTTCAAGATGGACCCGAAGACCGGCGAGCCTTTGCTCGATCCAGTAACCAATCTGCCCATCCCCGAACCGATCGTTGTCTCGCAAGCCAAGATGCTTGTGTCGGATAACCCGGAAACCAAGTTCGGCCAGCTGGATGAGACGCCTTTGGCGGGCTACTTGCTGGCCGAGGAGCAGGCCATGAAGAACATGGCCGCCCTTTCCCAGTTCCCGGCGCACGCCATGATGGGGTCGACGGTTGCCAACATTTCTGCAGAAGCCCTATCTGCCCTTGAAGCGCAATGGTGGCGCTTCGTTGAGGCGCTGCAGCACCAGTTCGGTGAATCGACTGAGGAATTGAACCGGCTGGTTGCTGAGGCCCTTCACGACGAGGTTGGGGCTCACTCGTATGGTGGGGAGGTTCGCTGGCGGGACCTGACGGCCAAGGCGTTCTCCGCTGTCATGGATGGTTTGGGCAAGATGGTTCAGATGCTTGGCGTACCTCGCAAGGGTGCTTGGGCCATGGTTCCTGGCGTCACTGCCGGCGACCTGCAGGACTGGGATCGCCTCCACGAGGAAGAACAAGAGGAGGCCGCGTTTGGACTGACCAGCGGCCCGCAGGCCGCATCCCAGCGCCAAGCTGCGCGTCCTTACGAGCCACCCACACCGAGCTTTGGCCCCGCGAAACAGGGCGCCCTGTCCCTGCCCCGCATTGAGGTTGGGGGCGTGAGCGTCGGTGGACGATGAGGTCTGGGCCATTGAGCAGGCTATGCGCGCTGCGCAAGCCAGGCTTGGCCTCATCGGCGCCTATCTGTCGCTTATCGAGTGGGGTGCCGTGTCACCGTCATCCCCGTTACAGACGGGCGATGACTGGGTAGCGTCCGTGCTCCGCATGATTGCTGTGCTCCGCGAACACTCGCGGGCTGTCGCGCAAAGCTACTATCAGCTGGCCCGCGCTATTGACTCCGGTTACACGTTGGGCATGCCCGAGGGCGTCGACAATGAAGACGACGTCACTCTGGCCCTGCTCCGTGAACGCTTTGCCGACGCCGTGATCGGCGTTGCCAACCTGGGCACCGGCCACCACACCGGGGCATCCCCCGACTCCGTCTGGCTGGATCGGTTGCTGCAGGACGCGGACATTGACGGCAGAGACGCTAACGCACGGAGTATCAATCTTGGCGCTACAGACATGTCCGGTGTTCTGGATGACCTGTTCGCTGGTTTCCGTCAGAACAACACCGTCGTCGGCGTGGATAGGTACTTGTGGCCGATCAATTGGACAGCCGAGCAGATCGCAGCCGCATATGAGGACATGCTTCGCCGGGAAGCCCTTGAGGCGCAAGCAATCAAGGCCAAGGTCCATGAAGGCAATCAGGAGCTGACTCACGACGAGTACCTGGCACGCATCGAATCTGACCATCACCTATCCGGTTCCCGAGGGGCCGGTGTAGCCGATTGGGCTTCGGTGTCAGCCGGACGTCAGATCATCACGCAGGCGGGCCGCCGCGATCCGCGGCTCAAAGCCGTTGGGCGTGGAGTTGGCCCCAATCCCTGTGCGTGGTGCTCGATGCTCGCAAGTCGCGGATACTCCTACGTGTCCGAAGGTACAGCCGGTTTCAGCGATGACGGCGTGAGCAAGTGGCATCTGAACTGTCACTGCTTCCCGATCGTGCGCTGGATCATCTCAGCTGGTCTGCCGCCGCAGAACAAATTTTTCAAAGACCAGTGGCCTGTGGTCACCAAGGGCTATTCGGGCCGCGCCGCACTGAACAAGTGGCGACGTTGGCTTGCCGAGCAGCGCCGCAAGAACAAGTAACTCTTACCCGTGATCCGAGGAGGACATGTTGACTAAACCCGCACAGGCAGCTGGCCAGGAGGCCAACGCCGAACCGAACGCTGAACCAAATCCCGCCGGCACCTCCGAACAGGAGCAGGCGCCCGCAGCCGCCGCATCTGCCGGTCAGCCCGAGCAGAAGGACGCGGACACCTTCACAGGTTTGCCCGACCAGTTCAGCTGGCTCAAAGAAGGCTACGAGAAGCGCGGCACCGAGGCTTCCAGTCTCCGCGAGCAGCTTGAAGAAGTTCAGACGAAACTTGCCGCAGCCAAGTCTCCCGAGGAGTTCGCAGCGGTCCAGACGCAGTCAGCGGAGCTTGGCTTGAAGCTCGCTGTTGAATCTGCTGCTCGCAAGCACAATCTCAGCGACGAGGCGATCGTGTTGCTCGACGGCGTACCCGCTGATCAGATCGAGACCCGCGCCGAGGCTCTTGCCAAGCTCATCGCCCCGGCCCCACCGGCCAAGCAGCAGGTGACCAAGACGCCACTCCGGGGCGGCTCTAAGCCAGGCGAAGATGCCGCCGATGAGGACGGCGCCAAGTTGTGGCGCCAGTATCGCGACAACCAGTAAACCCCACCAACTTTCAACCACAGCGCCACCCAACCGGGTAGGCGCTTTTTTCATGCCCGAAAGGTTTTGAATGACTTACGCCGACCACGTTGTAGTCAAGCCCAAGGTTCTCCTGCAGGCCGCTGCCGAAGGACTCAAGGACAAGCTGATCGTGTCCAACCTGGTGACCAAGCGAAACGACGTTGACACGTTCTTCGCTGCCGAAGGTGACACGATTTCCCAGCGCGTGAAGGGCACCCTCCCGGTGCGCCGGTACGCGCTGCGAAACGATCGCTCCCAGCCGATCATCACTGACACCATCACCGACACTGTCGTGTCGATGACCATCGAGGCTGACCGCCCGTACTCTGCTGTGAAGCTCACGGACGAACAGCTCCGTTGGGACTTCGCTGACGGTTGGGGCGACATTGTCGACCGGCAGATGGACCGCCTCGGCGGCTACCTGGAATCCGGCGTCCTTCGGCAGATTCTGGCTGCCCCGTTCGAGCGCATCGTGAAGGTGAAGAACGACACCGCGGGCCTTGCTGCCGCCAAGGAAAAGGACCAGGACGTCTGGTACAACGCCACGGTGGACGCCACCACGGCGCTCAAGAAGATGCGAACCCCGGGCGACACCCTCGTTGCCCTTTGTGGCCTCGACTTCGCAGATCAGCTCCGCAAGTCCAACAAACTTCGCAAGGACCAAGGCCTTGGTGGTGCTGCTCTGTCCAGCGCGGCCATTGGCACCCTTGCCGGCGTCAACTACGTGGAGTCCACCCACGTGCCGTCCGATGAGGCTTACGTCTTCGCCAAGTCGGGCTTCGTGGTCTTTACTGGTGCCGCCGCTGTGCCCAAGTCCGTCCCGTACGGCGCGACAGCGTCCGTCGGTGGCTGGGCACTTCGCCACCTCATGGACTACGACACGGCGTTCCTGACGGACCGTAGCGTGTTCGACTGCTTCTCCGGTTACTCGTACACCAAGGACCGACTGACCATCGAGTCCGAGACTGGCGCCGAGTTCGTTTCCACCAACGACTACTTTGTCCGCGGCGTGCGCCTTGTGCTGGCTGACAGCTCCGTGGCCGAGAAGACCCCTGGCGATGGCAAGGACGACACCCCCGGCGGCAGCCCGGACTCCTACCTGGCCAAGGCTTACAAGCAGCAGCTGGTGAGCGAGCCCGAGCAGACTGGCAAGCCTTACCCGCTTGGCGGCAACTACCCGGGCGAGAAGCTGCAGGCCAAGGCCAGCATCGAGGCCAAGTCCGGCAAGATCACCGAGATTGCGATCACGACTCCCGGCTTCGGCTACACCTCCACCCCCGATGTGACCATCACTGGCGCGGGTACTGGTGCAACAGCGGTGGCCCTGATCAGCAACGGCGAGGTTACGGCCATCGTCATCACCAACGCTGGCTCTGGCTACACGGGCGAACCGACCGTCGTAATCGAGGCACCGTAGCCCATGGCCGCTCTAGCAACCATTGAGCGCGTCGCAGCCCGTGTGGGCGAGGGCGTAATCACTGAGCCTGAGCTGATTGCTCTTGCCGAGGAAATGCTGGATGCGGCGTCGGCGCAGGTCCGCCATTACGGCGGACAGGCATGGCCTGATCCTGCCACAGCTCCTGCAGTCGCTGTCACCATCACGGTGGCAGCGGCTGCACGCGGCTACATGAACCCGGCTGGCCTCGATCAGGAGCGCGGTGACGCGGTCAATTTCAACCGCGGTGACTCGTTCGTTGAGGGTGTCGCCTTGACCAAGGCAGAACAGGACATGCTCGCGCCGTACCGGCCCCGCACCGGCCTCGTTTCGGTTGGCATGGTGAACACGGACGCCATCGTCCCACGATCCCATTCTGCAGCCATCCGAGACCGCGGCTACGTCCCCTTCGACTGGGGCGAAAAGCCATTCCCGCGGGGGTGGTGAATGCGGTCACGACTGTTGGATGCGGGCGCTGAGGTGGTTCTTGTCTACCCAGAAGTGGTGGAGGTGAACCGCCGAGGCGACCCGCTTCGCGTCCCATCCGACACACCGGTTCGTGTCCGCGTGACGACGTCGGTTGATCGAAGCTCCGATGCTGAGCTTCCGGGGCAGGTCAGTTCCAAGGTTGTGAAATGTCTGGCCCGCTCTGCCCCTGTTGGCTCGTGGGCGCGTGTGGTTTACGCCGGCGAGGACTGGGACGTGGCGTATCCTCCGCGCCTGTCCCCTGGCGTTTCGCGCGCCACCCGGCATGTGGAGTTTGGCCTGCGCTCCCGAAACACGACCCCTGAGGCGCCGTAGTGCAGTGGACCTGGTATCAGGTCGAGTACGGCCCAGGCAGCCTGTCCGAAATCGTGTCCCACTCCGAACCGGTCGTAAAGGCTCTACGCCACCACTCCACACTGATCGGCCAACGAGCACAGTCCAACCTCGATACACGCGCGGTGCATCGCACCGGCGCGGCCGACATTGTCGTGGTTCACGGCAAGGCGAATGGAGGCACGACCGACCTCGACTCACACGTCTACCTGCATGATCCGGAGAACAAGGCTGGCGCCTTGTCAATCGAGAACGGCCACTACGTGGACGACGATGACATGCCTGACGGATTCCGCGGCTGGGTCGAAGGCTTGCACCCGCTCCGTGACGCGGTCCGAGACGCCGTGTCGCGATCACCTGTGAAGGCTTAGATGCTTCAAACCAATTACCCAGTGTTCGGTCCTGTGGATGACCTGATGCTGGGCGTTTTCCGCCGCTTCTTTGAAGGGCAGGACGTCCACGTCGGCACCCTGTTCACAGTCGACCTTGAACCACCGATGGTCATTGCCCGCCGTGAGCGCAAGTCCGGGACTCTCGCAGCCAAGACCCCTGATGAGCGGTTCCTTCTGCCCGCTGTGGTGTCAGTGAACACCATCGTGTCCGGCGTGGACGCTGACCAAATGGGCGATCAACTACAGGAGGCTTGCCGCCATGCCCTGCGCACGGCGCAGCAAGAGCAATGGATGATCCCCGACGCCGGTGTCATCAACAAGATTGAGAACTCGACAGGTGCGACCCGGGTCAATGACTGGGCCACCTCAACAGGCGTCGTCCAATACGCCTCCCTCCCTAAGGGCTGGGTTCGTCACGAGTCGATCTACCGGCTCCTGATCCGCCCGCCGGCGCAGTCCACCATCACTAACCCTTTCATCACCCCTGGCCAGTAGGCCGGGGGTTTTCCTTTAGGAGACTGAATGACAACCAACGACAACGCTGTCCTCAAGGTCAGCCTTGCCCGCTTCTACAAGGCCCCGGTCGGCACCGCCCGCCCCATCACCCTTGCAACCATGAAGAACCCGCCTGCCCCGTGGCAGGAGATGGGCAACACGTCGCTGGACCAGATTTTCCAGATCACCTCGACGGGCGGCGAAGTGACTGGCTTGGGTTCCGCCCAGAACCCCAACCTGCGACAGTCCATCAGCCCGCGTACCGAGTCCTTCGGTATCAACTTGCTCGAATGGACTGAGGACTCCCTCAAGCTCTACTACGGCGCAAACTCCGTTGTTCTTCCGGATGGCGCCATCGAGGCCCCCACCACTCCTGTCCCGACTGAGGCCGCGTTCTTCGTTGCCCTGTATGACGGTGAGAACGTCGCTGGCTTCTACGCGGCCAAGTCTTCAATCTTCCGTTCTGAGGACGTGGCCATCGCAGACACGAACTCCCTGTCCGCGCTGCCCATCAAGGTCACTGCGCTGAACAGCCAGGGTGCCGCGTCGGCGATCACCATCGTGCCCCCGAAGATCGACAAGCGAGCAGCTACCGCGACGGCAACTGTCGGTTCCGGCGGCGTGACTTCAGTGGCCGTGGTTGATGGCGGCAACGGCTACTCGACCGCACCGGCAGTGACCTTTGCAGGCCCGGGTACGGGTGCTGCCGCTACGGCGACCATTGTCGGCGGCAAGGTCACCTCGATCAGCGTCACCACAGCTGGCACCGGCTACTCCACGGCCCCGAACGTGACGATCGGCGCACCGGCCTAATCACCCGCAGCCGGGACTGGGTTCATGCCTGGTCCCGGCTGTTCGCCGTGTTCAACCGGCGTCCGTGTTCAACGAGCTTGAACGCGGTCGCGGATTGAACAAGACACTCCGATTCCCATTCGCTTTGAAAGAGGAGCCCAATGACTCAGGTAACCCTGACCGACATTCAGAACGCCGCAGACAAGAAGTACGGAAACTACACGGTGTTTGTCGGTGACGACACTCTTGTCTTCCTGAACCCGCTTCGCCTGCCCAAGGAGAAGCGCGAACGCATTGCATCTCTCAACTCCGCCGAGTTCTACGAGGAAGGCGCGGAGGGTGAGAGCTGGGACAAGTGGGACATGTACGCCGAAATCTTCAAGATTTCCGCCAAGTCCAAGTCGCACTTCACCAAGTTGAAGGATGCGATCGGTGACGATCCCGCCGTCTGGGAAGAGCTGTTTGACGCGCTCAACACCGTGGCAGAGCTGGGGGAAGCCTCGCCCTCGGAGAACTGATTGACGAGCATGGCGAAGCGGTCTACACGGACCTGCTCCTGCACTACCGGTACGACCTGGCCGGATTCCTTGCCGAGGAAATTCCCGGGTCTGCCCGGCTGATCAGGGCCATGCTGCGCAACCTTCCCGAGGGCGCAACCTTCACCGCAATCATGTCCGCCCCAAAGGGCGACGACGAGTCCGCGGAAACGCGTGAGTCCGATCCGGAGCTGATTGCTCTGCTCGATCGGAAGTCCTGGACCGAGGACAGGCGCCTGATGGCGCAGCTCATCAATTCGGTCAACGCGCTGCTCCGCTACCTCCCGCAGTGGGAGGCAGGCGAAGCGCCCGAGTTCCCCGTGGTCGGTCCGGCCGAGTGGCGAGAAACGGGCAAGGCGGATACTCCGACGCCCAAGGCCACGACGGTCATGGACGTCCTCAAACTCTTTGGATAAGCGGGGATTATGTGTCGAAACTAGAACTGATCGGCGCCGTAGGCGTCAGGGTGCGTCCGGATGCCAAGGGCTTCCGCCACGACACCAAGAATCAGGTTGAGCGAGAGCTCAAAACGTATAAGCCCACGATCAATGTCACTGGCGAAGTCGAGTTCAACCGGGCCAAAGCCCGGGCTGAAATTCGCGAGCTGGAGCGTATGGCGCGTGAGGCCAAGGTCAACGTCGACGTTGGCTTTGATGCGGGCCGCAGCAAGCAGGTCACACAGTTCGTTGACCAGCTGCGCGGCTCATATGGGGAACTGTCCAAGGCCCAGCGCCAGGCGTTCCTTGACCGGATGAGGTTTGCCGGGTTCGAGGAAGACTCGACCCGAAAGTCGATCGACGGGTTCCGGCGCTGGCAGCTGCAAGCGCGGTCCATGCTGTCGATCAACAAGCAGTTCCGCGAATCGCTCGACTCCTCCGGGTTTACCGAGATTCAGAAACTGGCCGACAAGCTGGCGGGCTCAAACAAGCAGCTGTCCCGCATGTCCCAAATCGTCGGCTCCGACCTGAACGGCTCCTTTGAGAAGCTGAACGGCCAGTGGGCTAGGTTCAGTCGTGCACAGCGGACTTCGATGCAGGACATTCTGCAGGCCGACGACAATGCGCGAATCGCCCAAGCAGGTGAGGAGCTGCGGCGCGTCAACGATCAGATTGACCGTCTGAACGAGGGCAAGCGGCGCAGCACGCAGGCCATGTACGACTCGATGTTCGGGAACTACCGGGACAACCTGACCGGCATGCTCAAGAACGACCCGTGGTATCAGTGGTCGCTGGGTCCGAAGATGGACAAGGTCTGGGAGGACCTGCAGCACAAGGCTGGCGTGGAGGCCGAGAAGGTCCGCCACGAATACGAAAAGCGTCTGGACGACCTCAAGGCCAAGGTGAAGGCTGAACCGGTCGGCCTGGGTGCGGTGGCAGCACAGCTTGCGTATGCGTCCCGCCCACGGACAGCCAACATCTTTGTGAAGGTCAACGAGAAGTCGTTGATCGTCGCCGAAGGGATGCTCAAGTCCCTTGCCGGCATGAACGTGCTGAACGAGACGGCCCGAACGATTGAACGGGTCTTCACCAAGTTCGACACGTTCACTTTGAAGGCCGGCGGAATCAGTGCGGCCATCGGTTCCATCGTGGACTCCCTGGCGTTCGCAACGAGTGGCCTGCTCTCCATTGGTGAGGGCGTCCTGAATACGGTCGGCCTGATGGCCATGGCACCAACCGCTCTGGCCGCTGTGACAGCAACCGTGTTAGTTACGACCGCTGCTTTCGAGGACTTCAAGAAGGCGGTGGATGGGGACGCTAAGGCTCTGGCGAAGCTCCCCGCCAATGCGAGGGCAGCTGCCACTGCCCTTAAGGGAACGTGGGAGTCTGTCCAGCAGCCAGTCCAGGCAGCGTTCTGGGACGGGATGGGCGACAGCATCCAGTCCTTCGTGGACAACACGCTCCCCCATTTCCGTGACGGCCTGACCAAGACGGCCCCCCATGTTGCGTCCTTCTACCGCGGGGTCCTCGACTCGCTGGAGAAGGTGGCCGGCAACGGCGACCTGACCCGAATGTTCGACAACCTGGCGCTTGGCTTCGACAACGCGTCCGGTGCCGCCGAACCACTGACTGACGCGATCAACCGGCTGGGCCTTCGAGGCTCTGCCTACCTTCCCAAGTTCGGGACTTGGCTAACCGAAATCTCTACCCGATTCGACAACTGGATTGCCGATGCCGACCGGCTGGGCAACATCAACCGCTGGATCGAGAAGGGCACCGAGTCGCTGCAGGACATGTGGGCGACGGGCGGTGCGGTGGTCGACATTTTCAAGGCCCTCACGAGGGCTGCGAATGACGGTGGCGCGACCGGCCTCGACGGGCTTCGCTCCAGCCTCCGCAACGTCGCTGACATCATGCTCGCTGAGCCGTTCCAGTCCCGCCTTTCCACCATCTTCGATGGGGCAAGGTCCGGCGCTTCCGAACTGAACACGGGTGTGAAGGACGTCGGCCGGTCCCTTGGCGAATCTGCTGGCTGGCTTAGCCGCCTGCTGCAGGTGTCCGGTGACCTTGGTGGTTCGCTCCTGACTGGTGTTGCCCGAGTCATAGGCAACATCAAATTCCAGGATGGCGTGTTGAAGGGGTTCAGCGGACTCCGCGACCTGGTGCGTGACATAGGCCCGTCCATGGGTTCGATAGCATCCAGCTTCGGGCAGCTGTCTGGAGTGGCCGGCGCCGCGTTCCGCGGGCTCGCCCCGCTAGTAAACAGCGTCATGGGCACGATCGATGATTCCGTGTCTGCCGTGTCGGGCAACCTTGAACGGCTCGCCCCACAACTCACTCAGTTCGTAACGAACCGCGTCGAGGGACTGGCTGGGCCGGTGAAGGCCGTGTTCGACGGCGTGAACGGAATCCTTGACGTATTCAACGCTCTGCCCGGACCGCTAGGTCAGGCAGTACTGGGGATCGGTGCATTCCTGCTGCTCAAGAACCAAATCGGCGGTGTGTTCCAGAAGTTTGATCAGGGCCCCTTGTTCTCCAAGCTGCGTGACCAGTGGCTGGAGCAGGGTGCGCTCGCCGGTAAGACGGTGGAGCAGATGGGGAAGTTCTCCGCCACCCGGGTCATGTTCGAGAATGCGACCAACACTGCCGGTTCGTTCACCAAGTCGTTGCAGACCTTGAACGAGCAGGCGCGCGTGGATGGCATGTCGCCCCTGCGGGCGAACCTGAACACGACAGCCACGGTAATGCGGACCGGCATTATGAACGCGGCCTCCGGCCTGATGACCCTGATGGGTGGTCCGTGGGGGCTGGCGTTGGCTGGTGCTGGTATCGCTCTGGGCGCCTACGGTGCTGCGCAGGCTGAGGCCAAGCAGCGGGTTGACGCCCTGTCAGCCAGCATGGATGCGCAGACCGGGCAGGCAACGGCTCAGACGCTGTCCCTGATCGCTAAGTCGTGGACGGACATTGATAAGGCGGGCGACGGCTGGGCGAACCTCACCCGCGGCTCCAAGGCCGCGAACGAGTCAGCGAAGATCCTCGGCCTGAACCTGGCTGAGGTCACCAAGTCCATCACCAATGGCGGACCGGCTTACGACAAGCTGCACAGTCAGCTGATTGGTTTGAAGGATGCACTCAAGCTCCGTGCCGACTATGGCGGGTTCGATGAGGGCACGCGCAGGGTCCAAGAATTCGAGGGCCAGCTCAACCTGTCCAGGGATGCACTCAAGAACCTGAACTTCTCCGACGTCGACCACCTGGTCGGGAACATCGAGAAGTCGCGCAACGAGGCCGAACTGGCCGCGGCTGTGTACAAGGGTCTTGGCGATGCTACTGGCACGACGGGCGAAGCTGCCCGTCAGATGGCTGCTGCCATGCAGACGATCGGGGACAACTCGATTGATGCTGCAGGGAAGATCGGCGCCATTCGAAAGGCGCTGGAGCTGCTGCAGAGCGGCGGCAAGCTGTCTGCCCGCGAGGCCCAGATCGCGGCTGCTGATGCGGCTGCGGCAGCTGTTGAGCAGGCCAAGTCGATGGCTGAGTCCATTGCTCAGGCGGGCGACTCGATCTTCAACACGACCGGGCTCCTGAGTGAAACGTCGGCGGTTGGCCGGGACCTTCATAAGACCATGAAGTCCGCCGCTGACTCCATCCTGGTTGAGGCGCAGGCCGCATACGATGCGGCAACCCTGGCCGGGAAGACACCGCAGGTGGCCGCTGATGAAGCGCTCGCCATCGTGTCGAAGAACAACACCGCCCTCAACGAGATCGCAAAGGCTGCCGGGATCGCCCCGGAGGCTTTGAAGAAGGAATGGGACACGTTCTTCGGCAAGGACTGGGAGCTACGTGCCACGTTCAGTGCCACCGCCCAGCAGTTCCAAGAGGTCATGAAGGCTGTGCAGGATGCTGGCTACCAGTTTGACGGGCAGGAGTTCTCTGCCTGGCTGCTGGCACAGCCCGACCCGGCCAAGGTGTCGATCGATGAGGCCAAGGCTCACGCGCTGAACTTTGCGCAGGGAACCTACGAGGCCCAGTTGAAGGCGCTTCCCCAGCAGGCGCAGCTGACCATCCAGCAGCTGACCGGCACGACTCAGGAGCAGTGGAACCGCGGGGATTTCACCGCGATCATGCGGGCCGCGAAGGACGTCCCTGGCCTGAGCGATGCTTTGGCCAAGATCCTTGCGGTCAAGGACGGCAACTACTCTGCGTCCCTGCAAGCCTTCGCTGATGCGTGGGCCTTGGAGCAGGCGCGGAAGAAGCTTGATGATGCGGCTGCTCCCCGAAAGGTGAGTATCTGGGCACAGATCACGGGCGTGGACACTTCCGCGCTGGACAACATCCCGCCCATGATCCGCCGGCCCTCAGCTGAGAACGGTGCCATCCATGATGGCCGCACCTGGTCGAAGAAGTTCGCCCCGGGTTGGACGGCTTTCGAAAACGGTGGCATCTCGGTCGAGGACCCGTCCTACGCCAAGATTTACTCCGCCGCGTCCCAGTTCCGCATCTTCGCTGAAAAGGCCACGGGCGGTGAGGCGTTCATTCCACTGGCCTCCAGCAAGCGGGCAAGGTCCGTCGAAATCTGGCGTGAAACTGGGCGGCTGCTGGGTCAGGACGTCGGCGTCTACGAGAACGGCGGCATCGCTGCTGAACGCGGAGTGCAACGGTCCCGCACCGGCACGACCACGGTCAACATCGATCGCTACATTCAACAGTCCGATTCCGGCCCTGACGACGTGGCACGTGCGCTGATGCGCCGAGCCAAGCGCGAAGGGCTCACAGCACCTTTGGAGGGTTTCTAAATGCAGGTCAAGTTCAAGGGCTTGAACCTTGGCGACGACACCGGCATCTACTTCATCCAGAGCATAGACGGGTGGGAAGACCGCCCGGACATTGTGAATGGTTCGGCCCCTCGATCACGGCGTAACGGCTCGATGATCGGGGGGCTTCTCGCTTCCAAGCGCGTCATCACGATGGACCTGGACATTGCGTCGGACCCCGCCAACGGGCACACGACAACGATGCCGAAGCGTCAGCTTCGGAAGGCCATGGTCATCGACGACGAGGAGCATGAGCTTTACGTCGACCTTGGCTATGGCATCGAACCAGAGATTGCCTTTGTCAGAGTCACCAACTTTGACATGCCCACCATGCCAGGCAACGTTCAGCTGGCTCACGCGACCATCGAGTTCGTTGCCACGGACCCGCGCCGGTACTCCCCCAGCCTGCACACAGTGTCATCTGGGTTGCAGACCCGGGCGCCTGCCGTGGCTTACCCGATCACGTACCCCGCCCAGTACTCCACGGCGCTCACCAACCCTGGCGAGGCTCAGGCGATCAATACCGGCACGGACCCTTCCAGCCCGGTGTTCACGATCAACGGCCCAGTCTCCCAGCCGTCCATCACATTGGTCGACGGCGAGGGTGTCCGCACCACCCGCTTCAACCTGAGCATCGGCCTCGGTGAGGCCCTGACCGTCGACACCAACGAGGGGTCGGTCAGGTTGAACGCTACGCCGCTGAACGGCGCTGACCGCGGTGCCTTGATCGAGGAGCTGACGCTCCGACCCGGCCTGACCACTGTGCGTTTCCGTGGGTCCGGCAATTCCAACGCTTCCCTTGTCACGCAATGGCGTGACGCAACCATGTAGGACTCTGATGACAATCATTACGACTGGTGCGGTGACGCTTGCAGCGGACGCCCACCGGCAGCAGACCGCTCTTGGCCTTGCCCCGACCGGCACCGGCCTGGCTGTTCGTTCGGGTGTGCATACTGGCCTGACTGTAGGCAAGACGGCCGGCATGGGATTCCAGGTCGCCCTTGGCCGCGCGGTCATTGCCGCCTCGACTGGTGACGGCGGGGCCTATGTGGCCACCGTGACGGTCGCTGAGAACGGCACCTTCGAGGTTGGGGATGCGTCCCGCGACCGGATCGACATTGTGGCGTTGAAGGTCGATGAGGCCGCATCGACCCCCAACGCTGTGTCCGTGGTCGTCCTCAAGGGCGCCTATCCCGCTTCCGGCCAGCCTGTTGCCCCGGTGATCCCGGCGGCGCACATAGGTCTGGCTCAGGTGAAGATCATCGCTGGCACGTCAGCGGGCAATGGTGGCTGGTCGACGGCGAATCGCACCGACATTCGACCTCCGATGGTCTTGGCCAACCAGGCGCCATCCATCTCAGGCGAGGTCGAGCTGATCGGCATCTACACCCGGAAGGCGGGTGCCACCGGCGCCCCTTCCTACAAGCTGTCCACAGACGGCGAGGTGCGGCTGTCGGGCGTCATTGGTTCCACGACGACGTCGGTGACGCACGTGCCCGGACAGAAGTATCCGGCGTTCCGGGTCCCAGTCAACGTTGCCCCACCTGCGCAGCGCCTGATCCTCACTGGCACCGACCTCGCCTCGGGTGGTCCAGCGCTCCTCTACGTCAACACTGACGGACTCGTGGAGTACTCGACTTACGGTTCGGCCCCAACGACTTCGACCGATTCCAAGTTCTTCCTGACTTTGGACAACGTGACGTGGTAGCCAAGTGGAGCCTTGAATTCGCCACCGTTGTTGGTGATCGCACGATCGAGCGCTTCGACGCGGACATTGGCCGGCTCTCCAAGTACATCGGGAAGACCGGTTCCCTCGACGCCACCATCCCGATCCCGAACCCGAACATAGGCAGACGCGCCAACGCGGTCTTCGGTGGTGAGGGTCGCTTGGCAATGTACGCGTACCGCGACAACGCCCTCTGGTGGGGCGGCTTCGTAGACACCACCAGGATCAGTGGGGGCCGAAGCGGCTCCCAGCTGGACGTGTCTGGGGCCTCTTTCGAGTCCTACCCCGATAGGCGCACTGCCCGAACCAAAGGTGCGCTCACCAACCGCGAGCAGCTGGACATTGGCAAGTTCCTCTGGGACGAGATGCAGGGCGACGGGCTGGGTGCCAGCATCGGCGTGGAAACGCCACAGCATTCTCCGTCCGGGCGGCGCCGCGACTTCTCATGGAAGCCGTCTGACGTCCGCACCTACGGTTCACTCCTGAAAGAAGTGTCCAACCGGGCCGATGGGTTCGAGTGGATCATCGACATTTGGGATGACGGTTTCGTCAGGCACCGAGCCCTCAACATGGGGTACCCGCTGATCGGCCGCCCCACCCGCCCATATGTCCTGACGTATCCAGGGCAAATCCTTGAGTACGAGATTGAGGGCGACGCCCTCGACGGGGCAAACAGCTTCCAAGCCCGAGGCAAGGCCCCCGACCCTGTCGGGGTCGCGGGCACCCCTGGCGGCGGCGGGACAGCGTCCATCAAGCAGGACCCGATCATGTCCGCCGTTTACCAGGACGATGGCCTGCTTCGTTCGGGCCATGCCCGCATAGACGCTGTGATCGAACGGGACACTGTCACCCAAGTCTCCACGCTGAACGACTGGGCCAAGCTAGCTCGCGACACCCGGTCCGGGCCGCTGGTGCTGCCCGAGATTACTTGCCGCCTCGACGGTTTCGATCAGTCGATCCTCGGCTCAGAACTGCTCATCCGAATCAGCGACCTCCCCTTCCCGCCCGGCCCAGAAGGTGCCCCCGGCTACGAGGGGCTGGCCCGGGTCATCGGTTACGAAATCGATCCGGGCGAGCAGGGCGCCGACGACATTGGGCGCCTCATCTTTGAGAACCCTTACGACCAAGACCACATGAAGAAGGACCCCAACTAAAAATGGCACGACACCGTCGAACGCTTGAACAGGCCCTGACTGACCTTTCCACTAGCGGGCGTAGCGGCAGGACTCTGGCTCTTAGTGTTCCGGCGATGGAGCCCGTTGGCTCAAATGGCATCCTGCCCGGGGCGGTTACCGCTGAGGCCCTGGCTGAGAACGCGGTGGCTCTCGCCAACCTTGACGCGGAGCTGGCTACCGAGCTGTCCGCCAACAAGGAAACCATCAAGCAGCTCAACTCTGATCTGACCGTGCTGGACGGCGACCTAGCTACTCTGGATGGCCAGATGACAACCGCGCAAGCGGCACTGCTCCAGGCCAAGGCTGACATTGCAACGGTCACTGCAGCGGCGAATGGCAAGAACAACAACTACCGTGGGCCGACAAAGCCCGCCGGCACTGCCTACGTCGTGGGCGATCACTGGTTCAAGACGCCCGGCAACATAATTCATCGCTGGGATGGTGCGGACTGGGTCAACATTCAGGACACCGATATCGCGGCGGCCAAAACTGCAGCTGCTACGGCTTCTACTGCGGCAGCCACGGCGGACAGCAAGGCTGTCGCGGCCCAGACCAAGGCCGATCAGGCAAAGACTGCCGGTGACAACGCCCAGCTGGCTGCGAATGCTGCAGCCAGCGCAGCCGCCACGGCTGACACCAAAGCAGCTAATGCGGCAACTGCCGCCAGCGCTGCCCAGACAGCGGCCAACAACGCCAAGACTGCGGCTGATACCGCCGCTTCTGCGGCTTCAACTGCTGATGGCAAGGCGGTGGCGGCGCAGACTGCCGCATCGAATGCGGCAAGTGCAGCTGCAGGTGCTCAGACCACTGCGAACAATGCCGGCACTGCAGCGGCTGCAGCCGACGCTAAGGCCGCGAACGCTGCCAGCGCAGCATCTACTGCCGACGGGAAAGCCGTGGCTGCCCAGGCTGCTGCTAATGCGGCTGCGACAGCTGCTAGCGCTGCGGACGGTAAGGCGGTTGCCGCTCAGACTGCTGCGACGAATGCTGCAAATGCAGCCTCAACAGCACAGACAGCAGCCACGAATGCTGCTTCCGCGGCTAGTACGGCTGACGGCAAGGCGGTTACCGCCCAAGGTGCAGCTAACTCCGCGGCCTCTGCCGCCAGTGCAGCACAGGCGGATGCAACCGCGGCTGGTTCAGCGGCGAGCATCGCACAGCAAATGGCAAGCACCGCTGACGGCAAGGCCGTCGCGGCCCAGGCCACCACCAACGGCCTGGTGACCAACGCAACGACGGATGCCACGGGGTCGCCAATCTCCAAGAGCGCCATCTGGAACAAATACAACGCAGCGGGAACGCTCCTCCTTGCCCAGTGGACCTCCAACGCCGCCGGTACGGCATGGGTTCTTCGCAAGCTGGACGACGCCGTGATCGGAAACCTCAACGCCGGGACAATCTCCGCAGGCTTCTTGGATGCCGCACGCATCAACGCCAACACGATCACCGCAGACAAGCTCGTGGTGTCCTCCGGTACAGACCTTGTGTACAACGGCTCCGCTCAGAACGGGGACACCAACGGTTGGTCCGGGTTCTCCTGGCAGAGCACCGACACCCCTGACGGTGTCGCTCGGGCGTGGTCCCACAACGGCACACAGGCCACGGTCAACTTCCTGAACAACCCCGCAATCCCGGTCAAACCGAACACCGACTACCGGATCACTACATGGGTGAAGGCAAGCAAGGCTGGCTCCCGCGTCTATCTGGAAGGGATGACCGGTTCCACGGCTGCCGGCCACCGCACCACCCCCACCTACGCGTTTACATCTGTTGAGGTTCCGACAGCCTGGACGCAATGGAGCACCACCATCACCACAGGCACGGCCCCGGCTGGTTGGCTCTACTTCCGGTGGTTCATCAACCACACCGCAGGCACCGTCTACGACGCTGTGTTCAGCTTCACCGGCTTCACGCTCCATGAAATGAACGGCGGCAAGCTGATCGTGGATGGCGACGTGCTCGCCAACCACCTGGCTGCTGACTCCGTGACCGCGGCCAAAATCAAGGCCGGTGAAATCACGGCGGCAAAGTTGGTCACGGGCACCCTCACCTCCGCATCTGGCGTGTTCGGAACGATCGATGCGAGCATCCTGAACGCTGGAACGATCAACGCTGCCCGGTTCAACGCCGGTGATGTGCGGGCCAAGTTCATTGAGGCTGGAAAGATTGTCGCTTCCGAGCTGGTCGCTGGCACCCTCACGTCGGCCTCGGGTGTCTTTGGAACCATGGATGCTTCGGTGATCAACGCTGGGACGCTCAACGCTGCGCGCCTAAACGCTGGTGATGTGCGAGCCAAGTTCCTGGCGGCTGGCAAGATTGTGGCTTCCGAAATCACGGCCGGCACGCTCACCAGTGCGTCCGGAATATTCGGCACCATGGACGCTTCGGTGATCAACGCTGGGACGCTCAACGCGGCCCGTTTGAACGCGGGAGACGTCAGGGCCAAGTTCATTGAGGCTGGCAAGATCACTGCCTCTGAAATTGTGGCCGGCACACTGACAAGCGCCTCGGGTGTTTTTGGGACAGTGGATGCTTCGGTGATCAACGCTGGAACCCTGAACGCCGCACGGTTGAACGCCGGGGACGTCAGGGCCAAGTTCCTGTCAGCTGGCAAGATCGCAGCTTCCGAGCTTGTCGCCGGAACCATCACGTCCGCCTCCGGAGTGTTTGGCGACGTGGACGCCTCTGTCATCAACGTGGGTACTCTCAATGCCGCACGCTTGGACGCTGGAGACGTCAGGGCCAAGTTCCTGGCCGCCGGAAAGATCGTTGCCTCCGAGCTTGTCGCGGGCACTCTCACGTCCGCGTCCGGCGTGTTCGGGACCATGGATGCCTCGGTTATTAACGCCGGCACGTTGAACGCCGCCCGGCTGAATGCCGGTGACGTTAGGGCCAAGTTCCTGGCGGCAGGGAAGGTCGCCGCTGAGGACATTGTTGCCGGGTCCCTGACGTCCGCGTCAGGCGTGTTCGGAACGATCGACGCTGGGTCAATCAGCGCTGGAACACTCGATGCCGCACGTATCGCTGCGGGGTCGCTGTCGACCAAGCAGGTTGTGGTGGGCGACCAAACCAACCTGGTCAACGATGGCAGCTTCGAGGCCGCGGCTAACAGCCCGTGGACTCTGATGGGAACGAGCAACGGCGCCATCGTCACAGACAGTGGCAGGAGCAACAGCTACGTACTCCGGTCGAACGCTGGCCGTGCCGGTATGACCATTGCAGAGCAGCGCGGGATCACGCTCAAGGGTGGTGACAAGTACATCATCAAGGCGTCGATCTACAACAGCACCACCACCACGGCTACGAACGATATCCGCGTAACCACCTGGTACAAGGACAAGGCGGGGGCCTCGACAGGTTCGCTGTCCGCTATCAACCTTTCGGTGGGTACCACCAGCGGGTGGACGGACTACCAGACTCCTGTCTACGCGGTGCCGGCTGGCACGGACTCCCTGTGGATTCAGTGCAACGCCGCCACAACCTACAACGGAATTGTCATCTGGGATGACATTGAGGTTCGCCGCCTCACTGGCGCCACTCTGATCGAGGACGGCGCCATCACGACCGACAAGCTGTTCACCAATTCTGTGACCACAGCCAAGGTTGCAACCAACGCCATCACGGCGAACGAAATCGCCTCCAACGCCGTGACCGCCAACAAGATTCAAGCCGACGCTATAACAGCGTCCAAGATTCTTGCAGGCGAAATTGGCACAGCCCATATGACTGCTAACTCGATCAACGGCGACCGCATCACGGCGAACACGCTGCACGCGGACAAGATCATGGCCAACACGATTAGCGCCGGGCACCTGTCCGCGACCGCGATTGACGGCAAGGTTATCACCGGCGCCACGATCCGCACCGCGGCCTCTGGTGCCCGCGTGGAGATGGCTGGTAGCCGGATGAGCGTCTACGACGGTTCGAACGTGCAGCAAGCCAACTTTGGCGCGCTGACCACCGGTGGCAACGGCATCGAGATTCGCAACCCGCAAGGCAACATGACGCGACTCGCGGACCACGTTTTCGGCGTGACCGCTGACTCCCACGTGAGTGTCCTGGTCGGAAGCGTCGGCGCCAACGAGAACTTCCCCTGGACGCAGATCGGCGTGCGCCGTCAGGTCACCACAACCACGGGTCGCATCCTGCTGCAGGTGTCCGCGGACATGATGATCAACAGCTACAAGGGCTACTTCTACGTGGAAGGGTTCCTCTCCAACACGTCCACTGGCAACGCGATCGCGGGAACGTTCGTGCGCGTAAACAAGACGTCGCTCGACAACGTGGACCTCGCCTACGGCGACTCCTACGCCAAGGCTCAAATCCTCAACGTCACCCCCGGCACGTACTGGGTTGGCTATGGCCGCGGTGGCGTATCTGGCCCCAGCCCGACTATGGGTCCCGGCAACATCGCGATCACCAACACCGCCTTCGTGGCGACACCCCTCTAAGACTCGCTACCCAGCAGGAAGGAGCCATTGTGGCTTACCTGAACCTGTCCCTGAACAAGGGCAACGGCACGGCCATTACGGCCAGCATCGAAATCAACGACGCCGCAGCAACGACCCTGGCCGAAGCAATCACTGCGGCGATCCACACGTCCTTGGACGAGCCCGCCCTGTGATCGACATGAACCACCCGCTGTTCGGCCCCATTATGGTCGCGGCCATCGCAGCACTCGCAACTGTGGTGGCCGCGGCTATTGCCAAGCTCAGGCCCCGGGCTGACCCTTTCGAACGCGCGAACCTGCTTCTCGACCAGTACCAGGAAGACCGCGAGGCCGACCGCGCACACCGCGAAGTGCTGGAACGAAAGCTCGACCAGAGCATCGCCCGGGCAGACAACGAACGCGCGTACTCTTCCTCCTGGGAGGAATGGCACGCCGCTGGCATGCCTGATCCGCCTGGTCGTCCGTACCGGAAAAACCACACCACTCATGAAGGTCCCCGATAGGGGGCCTTCTTCTATTTGCAGAGGAGGTTCTGCCCTTGATTTGGCCTGTGCCATACGACACCAAGAGCCAGAGCTTTGGGGAAAATCCCACCAAGTACCTGCCCGCCAGCCACTGGATCATCCGACAATTCGGCAACTACCAGCCCGACGGGCACACCGGCATGGACTTCGCCGTGAAGGCCGGCACACCTTTCCGGGCGTGCGCTGACGGCACCGTCATCCACGTCGGCTGGTACCCCGGTACATACGCGGACAACGACATGTGGATTGCCCCCGGCTTCGCGGGCTTCTGCTACGTCGTGGACCACCCGTGGGGTCGCAGCATCTACGGCCACGGCCTGGACGGCGGCTCCAAGGTCCGCGTGGGCGACCAGGTGAAAGAAGGTCAGGTCCTCGGCCTGACCGGCAACACCGGCGGCACTGGCGACCACCTTCACTTCGAAATTCTGCTCAACGGCTGGGTCGTCAATAGCCAGTTCTACGGCCGGGTCAACCCGGAAGCCGTGATCAGCACTCTGGCCCCCGCCGGCGAGGTCATCACCTACACGCCGGACGAGCAGTTCTTCATCGACCTTTCCATCTCTCTCCCGTAAGGAAACCAATGGCTCCGAAGATCCCAGATTTCACCAACCAGGCCCGACTCAAGGGCACGCATGAGGCCCTGTTCTACGGCGGCGAGTCCACGCCCCGAGGCGAGTCTCTGTTCTACATCGCAGATGCCACTCCCCGCCGCGTCTGGGAGACGCCAATCCTGCGTGAGGGCAAGAACATCAGCGCCCTGCAGGAACTGGCCGACTGCAAGACGTTGCTGATTCGCAACGAGGCGACTGTCGCTGGCCTGTTGGCCGCGGTAAAGCAGCTCGCTGCCGGACAGGGCTCCGACCCTGCCGCAATCCAGGCCGCTGTTGAGGCTGGCGTGAAGAACGCCATGTCCGGCCTGTCCGCTACCGTCACGATTGGAGAAGGTAAGTAATGGGCGATCACACTGCCGTAACCCGGCACTCTGACGCATTCGAGCGAGCGCTCCGCACCCTCTGGGTTGCTGTGGGCATTGACATTGTCAGCGCCATCGGCGTTGGCCTCACCAGCCTCATGGTGGAGCAGGACGTTACCAGCGGCCTGTTCTGGGCTGGTTTCGGCGTCCTGATCATCAAGTCGGTTCTGTCCTCTGTTGCCGCCTACTTGGTCCGGCTCAAGGTTTCCCCCAAGAGCGCCTGAAATAGCGTGGGCAGGCGATAGCCACGATTGCCGGGTTCCGCCTGCCCTACCCAGGAAGGGCGCTACCAGCGGATAGGATTAGTGGTTGGTTTAGCGCAGTGTCAGAATGGGGAATTTCATGGACGTCCGCCCGCAGGTCTTCGTCAGCTCCACCTACCTTGATTTAGTCGAGGAGCGGCAAGCCGTTACGCGAATCTTGCTTGAGCTGAACTGCTTCCCGGCTGGCATGGAGCTATTCCCTGCGGGCGATGACGACAAGATGGACCTCATAAAGGGAGTCATTGATGACTCCGACTACTACATTCTCATCCTGGGCGGAAAGTACGGTTCGGTCGACGCCGAGACTGATGTGAGCTACACCGAGATGGAGTACGACTACGCCATCGAGACACAGACTCCGGTCATGGCCTTCCTGAAGCGGGACCTAGATTCCGTGGTCAAACAAAAGACTGAGCTGGACCCGAAAAAGGCCGAACAGCTGGAGGAATTCAGAAAGAAGGCCGAGTCCAAGCGCACCGTCCGGTACTTCGACGGCAAGGACGACCTTGCGGCACAGATTGCCACGTCTTTGGTTGCGCTCCAGAAGAAGAAGCCAGCGATCGGGTGGGTTCGTGGTGATTTTGCCATGACACCTGAGATGCGTGGAGAGTTGGCCGAGCTTCGTGCCAAGGTTACCGAGTCCACGACGTCTGAGGTCAGTCCGCTTTTCCCTGATCTGGAGGACGGCGAGGACGGCTTTGAGTACGACGTGTCGGTGGTCTACGTAGACCGCAACAGCCGTGAGTATTCGAGCGGGTACACGGTCATCACGAACTGGAACGAAATTTTCAAGGGCATAGCGCCCAAGATGCTCCACGAGGCCTCGGACAGGAACCTCGACAACGCTCTCACGGAGCACCTAAACGCGATGGCGTTCGAGACATTTCCGCAAATTAATCCTGACGTGCAAGTGCAGAGATTGCGGCGAGCAACAGTCCGAACCCCCGGCATTCTGGACGATGTGATAGTCCAATTCCTAGCCCTCAGGCTTGTAGAGCGGGGCACCCAAAAGCGGGGAGTGAACGATCGCCAACGCTATTGGAAGCTGACCGCCAATGGGGAAGACCGAATGATGCAGCTCCGTGCTCGCCGGAAGACAAGCGAAAAGGAAGTGGCCGCAAAGGCATAGTTAACGCTCTCCATTCTGAGCCTGGAACCCCGCCAGCTGACCTACGGTAACGTTTAGTCTTCTTCTCCGGGGTCGTTCTCCGTTTCAGGCGCCGGCCCAGTGCCAATTTCTGTCCGGGCCGCATCAACAAATCTGCCGACCAGAGAATGAAAATCCCTGGTCGCGCTGGTGAGTGATATCCAGTCCTGCATCTCCTCAGCAGAATCGGCTTCCGCCTTGTCCATCTGCATCCTCACTATGACCGCTCTCCTGGCTTCAAAGTCGATCCGCTTTGACCAGTCAATGGTTTCGGCACCGCCCACCAGCGTAAGCCGTCCGCAAGCGATAGACATGTCATCGAGCGGTGGAGCAGCGGGCATGGGCGAGTTTGGGTTGGAGTTCGCTGCGTGGATTACGGCTTCTGCTTTGGCAAGGAACTCAGCGTAGGCTTCCTGCTGATGGGTTCGAAGCCAAGTAGCATGGTCCCGTTCCACGGCCGCAGCTAGCGTCTCGACTGTGTTCTTCCGGTTAACCCAGGAGGACAGGCCGGCGCCGCCCAAGCCCGCGATTAGCGCCACGCCTGCTGTGACGATCAAACGCAGAGTCTCTTGGTCCATGAGCTAGTCCACCTGATCCTGCTCAGAGGAATCTGGGTCCGTTTCCCGGGATGCCTCATCACCGGCGACAGCCGTTCCCAAGTCTCGACGGCTCTTTGCGACAAAATCCTGAAGCAACGCCTCAACGCGAGCCCTAAGCAGCGCGTACTCTCCGTAGTTCTTGTCTGTGCTGGCTCGTGGGAGGCCCCATTGATCAACGCTGGGCCGCGAGTATTCGATCAGTTTTTTGACCGCCTCCTCGACCTCCCATGCAACAGTGCGAAGTTCGGGTGGTCCCACAAGGCGTATACGCATTCTGGCACCCGACAGATTGATGGCGGTGTCATCTTTACCGCCCCTCCACATGCTTTGGGCATCGCTGACGGCCTTATCAGCTTTGAGCACGAACTCGGCGTACGCCTCCTGCTTTTGGTCGCGAACCCAGAGTTCGTGCTCGCGGCTCTTTGTCCGTTCCCATTGCTCCTTGCTGCTCCGCTCGGATGCGGCAAGCGTATCCGTCGTGTTCCTTCTATTTATGTATGAGGTCAGCGCGGCACCACCCCAACCAGCGAGCAGTGCGCCAGCGGCAGTAACTATGAGTCTTATCGTCTCCTGGTCCACGATCAGTCCTGTTCAGTCTCGGGTGAAGGTGCCATGGGGGCGGCCGAGTGGAGTTCCTTGCGGACCTCCTTCACGAACTCATCCACGACCTCGTGGTAGCTGTTCAGGTTCTCAAGCAGTTCGCTCATCAACTCCAGCAGCGCTTTGTCGTCTTGATCGCCATCTTCTTTCCGCTGTTCTAGAGTTCTCCGCTGACCCGCGAAATCAACCGCTTTCAGAGCGCACGCGACCATTTGGGTGGAGGAAAGTCTGACTGAGGAGGCGCCAACCATCCTGACCCTGTTGTACACCATTTGCAGTTCGACCAATGATCTGTCTACCCCTTCTTTTGGAGCAGCCCAGTCGGGAATTTCAAAGATTGCGTGCGTGGTCGCAAGAAGCTGGGAGTAGGCTTCCTGCTTCTGCTCACGCAGCCAGTTGGCGTGGCTTTGTTCTTGAGTTTTTTGCCATTGGTCTTCGGCTGTGAGGCGGGCAGCAGCAAGAGATTCCTTGGTGTTCTTGCGGTTAATGAAGGCTGTCAAGCTTGCGCCGCCGAGCCCAGCAACCAGTGCCACACTTCCTGTGATCAGCTGGCTGGTGAGAGTCAAGGTCTGTTGGTCCACGGTCCAAACGTACACAACGGACACGACAATCACGGCCTAGACTCGATGCGTGAGTTCCATCTTTGACAGACCATCCAAGTTCTCCGAGGCCGGACAGGAGTATGAGCTGGCCCCGTCCGAGTACACGTTCACGCATCACGACGTCCAAAGGTTCACGTACGGGCAAGAACCGTACGTCATTGCTCAAGTGCCTGTAGCGGGCGGCAGCAAGGTGGAGGTTCGGGCGCTGGCAGTGTGGTGGTCGGCAACGCACGTCCAGATCGAGTGGACGGATGAAAACATGAACATGTTCAACTGCTGGCTGCCCAAAGCTGATGTGAAGCGTGTCGACCTGATGGAGTAGGGCGGCAGATACGTGCCCCGCTGAACGATTGTTAAACACAAAAAAGCCCCCTACCCGGGGAACCTGTTTTACCAGGAACCCGGGTAGGGGGCTTTTTGTCGTTGTTACTTGCGGCTGATCAGGCCACCGATGATGCTAAGCAGCGCGACCGCAGCGACGCCCTGCCAAATGTTCAGGACGACCGCGCCAGCGGTCAGGATGCCGACCAGCCAGATGCCCAGCCAGGCCAGCAGAAGCCAAATGCCGAACACGATCGCGGCAATGAGGACGACGACACCGATCACAACTGCCGTGGCGCCGAGCCCTTCTGCGACCTTGTCGGAGGGCTTGAAAACGTTCTTGAGGGTCTTAGACAAATTGAATGTCCTTTCGGGTGAAGAGTTTGTCGAGCTTCTGCTCAAGGAAGAATGCGTGCGTGTAAACCCACGCGTGGATGGCCTGGCACAAGCGCTCAAACCTCATTAGCGGCCTCGACCAAATCGACCCGTTCGAACCGCCCATTGTTGAGTCGGTGGGTCAGGTCGTTGAGTCCACGCTCCGCGGACTTCCGCTGCGCGTCAGTCAAGTCCTCTTTGGCCCCGTACTTGAGGTAAAGGTTCTGCTGGTAGGAGTCCTTGAGCTGACCGAACCGGTCCTGCACATCGACCCGGCCCTCGACGTCAACCCCGGGTCCCAGGTCAACCCAGACCGACTCTTCGAGGATGCGCTCCACCATGTCCGGCGTGTACACGAACGCGCCGGTGAAGTACATGAAGTCGTTGCGCTGTTCCCTACAGAACTTGACCGCGGCCTTGCCTGCGAGCGTCTTAATCCCGGCCTCGTCGTAGCCCCTGATCGTGGACCAGTTCTCCGCAAAGAACAGCCAGATGGCCTGTTCAATGTCGTCCACCTCAAAGATGGTGGACTGCTTGTGCTGGTTCTTGGCGACCCTCTGCACTGTCTCGGCGTGCAGTTCGTAGAACTCGGTGGTCATGTTAGACAACGGTGTAGCCCCGTCCCTTCCCGTCTTCGGTAATGAATGTGAGCGCCCCGGGGGCGCCATGGTCGCCGGTCTGGTTCTTCCACCACGTCGACTCAGATTCCTGAGCCGGGTTCATGATGTAGGTCCGGGAGCCCTTCTGCTCGATGTGCAGGTGGTGGCCGTGAGCAGCAAGCAGCATGTCCGCTTTGCCAATGTCAGAGCCTGGTTCGAACGCTTGCCCCTTCTCCACCAGTCCCAGTGCTTGTTCGTTCGCCACTGGTGGCCGTGAGCGTGCGTCAGGACCGTCCCGTTCACGTCCAAGGTGACGGTGAGCGAGTCCCGTTTCGGCACGAACGTCTCCACGTGGGAGTACGCTGCCTCGTTCAGCTTCATCGCGTCCGTCACAGCCACTAGGGCATCGACGGCGAAGCTGTCGTCGTAGGTGGTGATGCCCGGCATTCGGACTGCCTCGTCATGATTGCCCGGGACGGAAACGACAGTGAGCCGTTCGGTGTAGGGGGCGAAGCTGTCGATCGCGTGGAGGAACAGACGACGCATGAGCCGCAGCTGTTCTGTAAGGGTCAGCTCGGTGCGCCAAGCATTCTTGCCGCCCTGACTGACGAACCCTTCCATGCAATCGCCCAAGAATGTGAGGTGAGCGAAAGCGGCCTCTTTCCTGCGAGCCTGTTTGAAAGCGGCCACACCGTTGTCGATGGACGCGAGAATCCGGTCCACAGTTCCCGCAGTGCCGTCACCATCCGCTTTACCAAGCTGCCAATCTCCATTAGCGAAGTGGAAAGTGCCCGCACCAGTACCTGGATTCGGTTCGCTGTTTCGTCGGCCAACATGCTGGATCAGCTCCTCAAAGTTCAGCCCGGAGGCGGTGATGCGTTTGACGCTAAAGCGCCTGTATTGCAAGGTCTTGATGGTTCCGCCACCCACGTTGGCGTCCCATTCGCGGTACTGGATGGGCGGGATGATTTCCCACTCCTTCGGGTCAAACCCGGCCCGCTCCAGCAGGAGCTTGTCGGTAACGTTGGCTCCCGGCTCCAGTGGCCCTGTTGATCCGAACCCGCGGTCGCCGGTCCGTTCGTTGCCGCGCTCCCAGCCAGTCGGCGCAGCGACCTGTTCTTTGGCAAGTTGTTCGGCTTGCTTGGTTTCAAGTAGTTGGTTGAGGCTCAGAGCTGCGCCCTGCCTTCCCTGAGTTTCTGCCTGAACCGCTTCACCTGGTCCCCGGTGACGCCACCCATGTGAGCGGCCACTTCCGGCGCGGTGAACTGTTCCTGGTCTTTGATGATGGTGCGGAACGCCTTGCGTTCCTCCTCGGGCATCGCGTCGTACGCTGCCTGGACTTTGTCGGTTCCTCGTCGGCTGCCGCCCCTTTCGAGCAGGGTGACAAGGCTCATTAGAGGACCCCGAACTCGGAGAGAATGTCCTCGACGTTGTCGAACAGGTCGCCGCCCATGACGCCGTCGTTGTGGATGACCGCGTGCTCCCCCATCGCCCCAACCCACTGTTCCGACTCGTGACCTGCGGGGTCGTACTCGACTCCGTCCCGGTCCACTTGCAGGAGGAGGCTGCTGGGGCTGACCTTTCGCAGCTGGAACCGCTGGGGGTTCCAGATCAGCTCACCCTCGTTGGGGAAGCGAACATCGGAAATGACGACCCGGTCGGCGCCGGACTCCTCAATTTCCTTCACCATTGCGCGGACCCAGAAGTCCGAATCAATCGTGCGGACACAGTCGGTTCCGAGCAGTTGGAGGAGGCGGCGGTACTCGTCCGCGTAGATGGACCCCTTGATCCATTCCTCATTCTTCTGGACAGTTTCTGTGTCGTCCCAAATGTCCATGAGACGCGTGCCGCCACCCAGTAGCGGGTTGAGGCTGCGAAGCATGCGTTTCAACGGCGCCGCCATGGACAACTTTGTGAAGCCGTGCAGGTCCACCAAATAGTCAGCGACAGTGTCCTTGCCGGCCCGCTTGTAGCCGGTCAAACCAATGATGATCAAAGAGTGTTTTCCTTCTTCCAAGGCAAGTCCGCCTGGTTGGTCTTGGCAGGAATGTCGTACAGCAGCGACCACTCCCCCTTTTCGAAGTCCCACGCCCAGATCGACATGGGATGGTGCCGGCCATAGCTGCCGCACTGGTAGCTGACTGCCTGCTTGGCGAGGCCCAGCGTCCGATGCAGCTTTTCGTCCGCACCGGATCGCCCGGGGATGATCGTCAGGTGAACCTTCCGGAGGTCCACCGTGGGCAGTTGGCGCTGGCCTGTCACTTGCTGGCACCGATCAGCGCGCGAATGTTGGCTGCCTGCTCGAAGCGCAGGTCGGCTGCAATCTCGGCGTCGTCGGCCAGGTCCGTGAGTGAGGCCGCCTCGCTGCGTGCCTCCTGCGATGCGTGCTGCAGAGAGCGGGCCGAACCTTCCAAGCCGCTGATCGCGGACTCGAACATGCCGACATATGCGTCAGCGGAGATGTTGGCCGCGCTGACCCGCTGCTCCAACGTGGGTTCGTCGGTGACGTACTCGACGGTTGCTGCGGGGATGGACTTCTTCTTGATGCTGAATTTCATGAGTTACCTTTCCAAATGTTTCTAAACGTTGAACTTTCGGCGCATGAGTACGCCGGGTCTAGTAGCCTTCGGCTTCGATGTTGCCGGTGACCTTGACCTCCGAGGCGCGGATCGGAATCACGTCGCACGGGTGCAATTCGCTGGTGTCCAGGCCATCGCAGACCCAGCCAAGGCCCTCGGGCGGGAGTGCGAGTCGCAGGGTGGGGAAGGCCACTGCGACAGCGAACTCGGAGTCGGTCGGCCATTCGGATGCTCGAACGTATTCAGCGTCTGCTGGCATGCCGCCGGGCTCGTACACCTCCACGACAACGCCGGAAGCACCAGCTTTCAGCGGGCCAAGATCGGCCAGCAGTTCGACGCGGTCACTTTTCCGGAACTCGGTGTCAGCGATATTCACTTGCCCACCTCCAAGTACTTGGTGACGACTACGGTTTCGCGCTCCTCGCGCACCTCGGTGAGGTTGCCGAGGAAGGAGTGCTCGCCCATCTCGGTCAGCGCCTCGTCGTACTGCCACTGATACAGGGCTCCAGATGGCACCCGGGTCACGACGTTTCCGAAGCGGGACCACCTGCGTGGTTCGTCGTGCTCGACGTGGATTGTGCGGTATTCCCCGGGGGCGCCTCCAGGCAGATCATCGCCTTCGGCGTAGCCCCATTTGATGTTGGTGAATTCCATGAAGTCGTCTTCAAGGAACGCCTGCAAGGTCTGCAGTTCAGTCTTCTGAGTCATTTGGTCCTCTTTCTAATGCTTGATCTTGAGCAGGTCTTTCAAGGCCTGCGCGCCATGCGCCTTGTAGAAGCTGTTCACGTCATGCCCGTCCGGCATGAGGAACACCGCAGGTCCTGGCACTTTCTTGGCCACCTGGTCCGCGAACTTCGCACCCTGCCCGGCCTTGTCGTCGTTGTCCGCAAGGATCAACACCCGCTCATATCCGTTGAAGATGGCGTAGTAGTGGTCCTGCCACGACGAAACCCCCGGTAAACCAACCGCCGGCAGGCCAGCCTGCACTGCTGTCATGCAGTCAATCTCGCCTTCAGTGATGCAAATCCAGTCACGCGGTTCAGTGATCACTGGAGTGTTGAACAGGGTCAGCGTGGAACCAGCGGGCTGCCAGTACTTGGCGGGGTGCGGGTCTTCCGGCATCTTCCGGAACCGCAAGCTAACCGGCCCCGTGGGTGTCAGGTACGGGATTGCGATACGCCCGCGGGCGGGCTCATCCGATTCGACGGGGTCTGCGACGCACCCCAGCCGGAACTTCGCGATGGTGTCCGGCGTCAGGCCGCGTTCCTCGATCAGATAGTCGAGCTGGGCGTGCCCGGGCGGGTCGTACAGCTGCTGCTGATACGCCTCCACCCTCCTGGCCAGTGATTTCTTCACAGCGTTGGACAGCCGTGTGATAGTCGGCACCCTCTTTCAGTTGGATCAGGTCGATTGCGTCCCCGGAAAAGTTGCACGAGAAGCAGCGGAACCGCTGCTCGGTGTCGTGGAACTGGGCGGACGGCTGGTTGTCGTCGTGAATGACGCACCGAATCTTCACCCAGCCGCCGCGGTGGGGCAGGTGTTCGGCTCCGAAATGTTCCAGCACTGTTCGGATCGGAAATTTGGTGACGGCCACTACCCCACCTTTCCTAGTTGAGGTTGAACCCGGACCGGATCGCGTCCACCTGTGGCCTAAGAGTCTCGACACACGACCAGTGCTCATGGTTTGCCGGGAGCTGGCCGGCCAAGTGAAGGCCGATGACTCGGAGCCAGGCGGCGTCCACCTTGTTGTCATCAGCCACGTCGTCACCGCTGTAGCTGAGCCACGCGGCCCGCATCTGAGGCTTCTGGGCGTTGCCCTTACCCGATGCAAACTTTTTGAGAGTGGCCGGCGTGACTGTGACGTACGGGATCGAGTGCTGCTGCAGGTACTCCCGGATGACGCCCTGAACCATTCCTGTCACACCTGCTGCCATGGCATTCCTTGGTAGGTCCTCCATGACGATCAGGTCGGCGTGCAGAGTGAAGCGCGCAACACCCTCCCGGATATTGACCAGGCGCTGGTCACCGTCAGCAGGTTTCTGCTTCAGCACGTGCAACTGGCCGTGATCGTCGGCCACGCCTGTCGCGGACAGGCTTGGGTCTATGCCGACAACTCGCATTCAACCTCCATCCCGAGAAGCAATACCTGCACTTCGGGGCGGAAATTTGCCTCAGGAAATGCTTGGCGATGAACCTGCTCGGCCTGCTTCACAATCTCGTCCACTGTCGGACTGTGGCTATAGTCCTGGTCTAGCCGGGCAATTGCATGGGCGTTCGGCCTCCCACCCCTGCCGAGCTTGAGTGCGACCGACCATTCATCCGAACTCACAGATACTGAACACGCGTACCAATGATCGTTCGGAAGCGCAGGCGCTCCTGCCTCTACAAGGCGTTCAGTGAATGACGTCATTCGCAGTCACCTGCCCCGCGAACCCAAGTTTCGGCATCGAAGAACGCTCGTGCTACCGTCACCACAGGAGTGATCCTGCCTTCCGGGTACCCGTCGCTGATCATCTGGTCCGTGCCGAAGTTCAGGCCCGACCGGATGAGCGCGAGTTCGTCCAGGTTGAACGTCATTCGTGCGGTCTTAACCGGCAACCCGTCGTCATCGAATTCAACGAGGTGTTCTGTTTCAAAGATTGTCTTGCCCAATTCATCCTCCTCAATCGTTGGGCAGGGCTTCTAGCCCTGGTAGTGCATGCGACTCATGTCCGCTTGGAGCGGCAGAATCCAGGAACCGGATGCTTGTGCGCGTCCGTTACGGTTCTTGACCGGCGACACGTTCAGTTGACTGTCGGAGCGGTGCAAGGTGAGGACCACCTCAGGGGTCTTCGACACCTTGCCTCGCAGGCCGGACAGTGGAATCGCGCTAATGCCGTCTTCCGCTGCACCAACCACGTGGTGGAGTGCGATGATCGCGGCGTTCGTGTCCCGCGCCAGGTCGTGCAGGAACATGCAGGACTGTTCTAGGGCCTCAAACTCGCCCATGTCCTGCCAAAGGTTTTTGAGATTGTCGAGGACAATCACTTCCGGGTCCTGCCCGTACACCGTGTAGTAGGCGTTCACTTCGTCCAGCACGTCCGACTCGGTCGGTGATGACCGGTAGTCGAACCACATGTGCTTGGTTGCGGCATCCACTTCGGCATCCAAACCTTGCGTGTTGCCTTCCTTCACCATCCGTTCAATGTCGGACAGCGTGTATCCGGTGGCGATGGCCGCGGACCGCTTCCACATTGTGAATGGGTCCGAGTCGGCCGAGAAATACATGGTGGTGTTGTGTCGGCCCTGATCGTCGCCACGCTGCAACCAAGCGTGAACGACAGCCGACTTGCCCGTTCCTGGGCCACCCGCAACAAGGGCAAGCTGCCCTTTACGGATGTGTGTTTCGGTGGCGTTTAGGACACCGAATGGGCAGTGGAGTGGTTCTCCCGCGTCGACGTTCTTGCGCCTGCCCTGCGACAACCTAAGCATTCAGCCTCCTTTCCACGCTTAGGCGGGGCACCCAGGAGGGTGCCCTCACCTTGGTCAGCGAATCCAGGCCCAGTACTTGTGTGTGCCGGCTGCGAGTCCGGGGTGGTTCGGGTCATCGGTTTCGTTCTCGATGGCCTCTGTCACTGACTGCGGTCGCGGGTCGGCCCATGCATGCCACGGGCCTTTTGCGCTGGAGCCGTTCGCCATACGGGCTGGCTGGCCGAGCACGACAGGGGCACCAGGTGCGGCAGGAGGACCTGATGGAACTCCGGCTACGGGTTGAGCTGAGGCGACCGGTTGAGCCGCTGCGGGAGGCGTCCATGGGTCAGCGGGTCCGGTCCCCCAGCCTGCGGCGCCTGACGGCTGAGTGGGCGTGGCCCACGGGTCAACTGCAGCAGGTGCAGTTGCAGGAGCAGGGGTGGGCCGATGGTTGACCGGCGCACCAAAGGCAGGCGGGGTCTGGGGGTTTGGGGCTGCGCCCCATCCTGGCGGCTGCTGGGTCACGGAGGGCATCGGCTCGCTGTACTGCGCGGGTTGCAGGTCTGGTGTCGGCTCTGGGACTGCAGGGAATGCGGCTTGGTTGAATGCACCGTTGTTTGCCTGCGGTTCGACCGGCTTGGCCTCAAGGATCGATCCGATGTTGGCCTTGGCACGGAGCGCGGCTTGGAGGCGACCGACTGCGACAAGCGCCGCACCGTTCTCCAGCTCGACGCATTGGGCTTCGAGGTGGGCTGCGTTGTTGGAGCGTATGACGATCCAGGTGCCGTCCCGTTCGGGGGACTTAATGGTTGTGGTCAATGGTGCTTCGTTGTGTTCCGTCAAGGTTCTCCAATCGGACGAACAGAAGTTGGCTGTGTTTAGTACGCGGGCGGGTAGTAACCGGCCGGGGCTGCGGCCTGCGTGTCGTAGCCGGCAGGCTGTGCGTAACCAGCGGGGGCGGCGGGCTGTGCGTATCCGCCCTGCGCTACGGCCTGTGCGGCAGGTGCGTGCTGGAACCCGTGATCAGCGGGGGCTGCCTGAGCCACAGCTGGCGCGGGAGCGGCCTGGGCTGCAGCAACCGGCGCAACACCCGCCGGGGCCGCGTATCGGGCCGTGAACGCCTTCGCGTTGAAGCCGGACGACGAGTCCGTACCGCTGTACTGGAGGAACAAGCGGCCACCCTCAGCAGGCTGCTCAGCACCGGCTGCGATCAGAGCGTCCTCGATTGCTCGGCGCATCAGCTTGGAGGTGACATAGATCGTGCCCGAGACGCCCTGGTGGTCGGTGACCGGGATGACGCCTTCCATAATGGGATCGCCCTGAGTCTGGCCGGGGCGCGGCTTGTAGAACTTGGGCTGCTTCGTGGTGAAGTCCCGTGCCTGACGCTGTGCGATCGGGCCGGTGATGAAGCCATCAAATGCATCGCCAATGTTCTGGAACTTGATGGCCGGCGCGTTCTTGGCGGAGGTGTTGAAGAAGGTCATTTGGCGATTCCTTTCGAACCGAACCTTTCAAGATTCGGAGTTATACGGTTTATAAACATTCAACCATCAGGTCTAAAAGAATGCCCCGCGTCGGGGCGATGAAATTAGCTTACGCAACTCAACGGTGATTGTCAAGTTGTACATAAGCCGTACCTACGAGTTCACTGCAACCAGCGTTGGACCGGCTTTATTGGCCTGCCTCCGGGCAATATTGACGCCCCGGTGGGACGCGTACTTGGCTTTGCCCATCTGTTCGATCACCACCGATTTCATTCGATTGTGCTCGGACTCCGCATCCTTAACAGCCTGCCTGGCGTCGAGGAGCTGCTGCCCAGTTTTGTCATCCAAGTCGAACGTGGTGCCGTCGATGTCCGGGTGGAACTTGCGGACCAGCTTGTGGCTATCCTCTCCCCCGTCCATGGGAGGCGGCGTGCCGGCGTGTATCGAGTCCACGAACTCTTGGGCGGTCGCAAGCATTGCTGGCCCGCCAGGGGCGTACCAAACGTCCTTCTCACCGGGCTGCATGGACACCACCGGGGTCATGGGGTCGCGGTAGATCACGAACTCCTTGTACTTACCCAGCTCGATGAGGACGCTGATGTACGCGTACTCGAAGCCGAAGCATTCAAGGTAGTGCCTGACCTGCGCCACATACTTGACCGGCACCGACCCGTTCTCCCAGCCATAACCGGTTGCACTGGTCTTGCCTTCCCAGATGCCGTCCACCTCGCCGGTGGCCCTGTTCAGGAGGCGCCCATCGGGATTGGCCAGGTGCCATGGTCGGTCCACGTGAACCCAGGAGCCGCCCGGCAGAACCTCGAACTCAGGGTGGTTGTCCGCGAACTTGTCACGCACTACCGGCTCCAGCCGATGGCCCCATTCCGCGAAGTCCGGGTCGATTCCTTCCGGCTGGATGGTGCCGTACTTTTCGTGCCACAGAACGAATCGTGACTTGAACGAGTTGATGCCTAGGATGCTGGCGATTTCCGAGCCGCCGATGCCGGCGCGCCGTGCCTGGTGCCACTCCGGAGAGTCGTCTTCGAAGTGGCCCACCAACACGGCGTTCCCAAGGCGGGTGCCCGGCTTGTCAGTGATCAGCCCCATGGTGTCGGGGTCCTGATCGGAGAGGAACAACTCGATCATTCGGTTGATCTGCTCCGCAGTCATGGACTCCGGTAGAGCCCCCCAGTTGGGGGCGGTTGGTGTAGCAACTGTCATCCGTTTTCCTTTCCGTCAACAAAAGTGCTGGAACATAACCGAACAAGAGCTGATACTCCCCTTCGGTTACCTCCACAATGTCCAGCAGTTCTAACCCGTAGTTAGCCGCGGTCCCCTGAATATCAACTGATTCCAGATCGTCGGCGTACAGATCGCCAATAATGTCGGAGCCTTCACGGATGATTGCGAAACGCGGTTCATCGTGGATGACTTCGAAATCATCGGAAGCTTTCATAAAGACCAAGACCAGTTTTCCCCTAACTTTGGGCCTAATAATTAGCGTCGATTCGAGCAACGCTTACTCAAGTCGTTTAAATACGTTTAACCATCATCAGTAAAAGGTGGGGTGACCGTGAGGTCACCCCTAAGCCTTCTATCGACCGCGTCTGGTCTGTTGTTGCCTCAAGAGTACATGGCCCGAATCGGGTTAATCCAATCGGGCGAAGTAAGGCTTGTCACAGCCGTTCTAGGCTGCCTGATCGTCCGGTTCGCGGATGATCCACTTGTCCGTTGGCTGGCGCTCGACGTAGTAGAAACCACCCTTCCTAGAAGCGTCATTGGGTGGCGCTTCCGGGTGATAGTTCACGACGACATTCGAGTCGTTGAGAGTCTTGAGCCATGCATCCAGGTAGCGCTGCTCATTCTCGGGCAGCACCTCACCCTTCCGCTGCCGGAGGATGCGACGGAACATGACCATGATGTTCGTTGCCCGATGCTCGGGCAGAATCTTCCAAGGAAGAATCTCGCTATAAGTAGTCCGACCCTGAACCAGGTTCGCCCGGTCTAGGGCCTTCCATACGGCAGCCTCAGTGACTCCGTATTCCTTCGCAATGTCCTTGAGACGCCAGTCGTTGTTGCGCATTCGGCGCAGTGTTGCCGCATCCGGCAGAAGCCGTTTGGTTGGCATCTTTCTCCCATCTCCCCCAAGCCTGAGCAGACCTTCACGTATAACAAACGTATATAAAAGGCACTACTAACTAGGCCGCTCACCATGCTACCCGCAGGTACTTAGAACAACCTGCGAATCTTGGCGCGCGACTTCGTGTCGTAACACCCGGCTAGAACCGCCCAAACGATCGCAGCTAGATCGCATTACGGCATAGATATTACCCCTCATTAGCCCGTGAGGCAAGTCATACATACACATTAAACCATCCCCTTCTATACGGCGATTTGCCTTGCAGAATCAGGGGTTGCTAGGATCATCTGGTTGCCACGGGCGGAAGCCCGAAGTCACGGGGACGTAGCTTAATGGTAAAGCCTCAGTCTTCCAAACTGATTACGCGGGTTCGATTCCCGTCGTCCCCTCCACAAAGAAAGCGCCCCGATCCAAGGATCGGGGCGCTTTTTGTCGCTCCTGCAAGTGCTTTGTTGGGGCTACACCTGGCAGCCGGGGCACCAATAAAGCTTGCGGGCACCAATTTCCGTCATGCCCACAATCGTCCCGCAGGCCCGGCAGGGCATTCCGTCCCGTTTGTAGACGAAGTGGGCATCGGCGTCGGGCGCCATCGCAGCGCCACCGGTCCACACTGTGGGAGGCGTCGTAACAATCCGTCCGTCACGGACGCCGTCGGACATGGCGTCCACCGTGTCGTCCCACAGTTGGCCGGCGGATTCCACGCCGATGCTGCTTCCCGGGGTCCACGGATCCATGGCCTGCCGGAACAGCACTTCGGCGCGATAAATGTTCCCTACGCCGGCCAGAACCGATTGGTCCATCAGCAACAGGGCAACCGCAGTCTTGCGGCGACGCAGGCGGCGGATGAACTCGTCGCGGTCCCCTCCCCTGTTGTGCAACGGATCAGGGCCCAAACGATCCAACACGGCTTGAGCCTCAGCCGAGGTGATGGCAGCGCAGGTCGTGGCACCGCGGAGGTCGGCCCAGCCGTGGTCGGACACCAAACGGACGCGGACGGCGCCCACAGGAGGTGGCGGTCCGACGTATCCAGTGTCATCGGCTGCGGGCCCGGACTCCTTTTCGCCGATGCGACGGGGAGCACCAATACTGGAGGCGCCCGTAAAGGTGCTGTCACCGCCAAAGTTCCACGCACCGTACAGTCCAAGGTGGACGTGCAGGAATAATTCGTGGTCGAACCTGAGGAACAACTGCTTCCCGTGGGCCATGGCCTCAACCATGGTGTGCCCGGTCAACACCTGGGCTCCGGCGGCAAACCGTCCTTGCGGACTGGAGACGTCCAGGCGCCGGCCGCCAAACACATCCTGGAATTGGCGGGCCAGGCGGTGGACCGAGTGCCCTTCAGGCAC